GCGGCCCGAAGCGGCCGCCCGGATGTCGTCAGATACGTTCGAACACGGCGGCAATGCCCTGGCCGCCGCCGATGCACATCGTCACCAGCGCATAGCGGCCCGCGATCCGATGCAGTTCGTAGAGCGCCTTGACGGTGATCAGCGCGCCCGTCGCACCGATCGGATGGCCGAGCGAGATGCCCGAGCCGTTCGGATTCACCTTCTCGGGATCGAAGCCCAGCTCGTTGGCCACCGCGCAGGCCTGCGCCGCGAACGCCTCGTTCGCCTCGATCACGTCGAGATCGGCCACGCCGATGCCGGCGCGCTCGAGCGCCTTCTTCGAGGCCGGCACCGGGCCGATGCCCATGTAGGCCGGATCGACGCCCGCGTGCGCGTAGGCCACCAGCCGCGCCAGCGGCTTCAGGCCGCGCGCCTCGGCCACGCGCCGCTCCATCAGCGTCACGGCCGCCGCCGCGTCGTTGATGCCCGACGCATTGCCGGCCGTGACCGTGCCGTTCTCCTTCGCGAACACCGGGCGCAGCTTGGCGAAATCCTCCGCCGCCGCGTCGTGGCGCACATGCTCGTCGGTGTCGAAGCTGACGGTGCCGCGCTTCGAGCCGATCTCGATCGGCAGGATCTGGGTCTTGAAGTAGCCGGCCTTGGTCGCGTGCGAGGCGCGCCGGTGCGATTCGAGCGCGAGCGCGTCCTGCGCCTCGCGCGTGATGCCGTACTTCGCCGCCACGTTCTCGGCCGTCACGCCCATGTGGATCGCCTGGAACGGATCGTTGAGGGCGCCGAGCATCATGTCGACCGCCCGCGCATCGCCCATGCGCTGCCCGAAGCGCGCCGCCGGCAGCGTGTACGGCGCGCGGCTCATGCTTTCCGCGCCGCCCGCCACCGCGATCTCGGCGTCGCCGAGCAGCACGCTCTGCGCCGCCGAGACGATCGCCTGCAGCCCCGAGCCGCACAGCCGGTTCACCGTCAGCGCCGGCGCGTGCTGCGAGACGCCGCCGTCGATCGCCGCCACGCGCGCCAGATACATGTCCTTCGGCTCCGTATGGACCACGTTGCCGAACACCACGTGCCCGACCTCGTCGCCCGCCACGCCCGCGCGCGCCATCGCCTCGCGCACCACGCGCGCGCCAAGCTCGGTCGGCGCGAAATCCTTCAGGCTGCCGCCGAAATCGCCGATCGCGGTGCGTACTCCGCTGACCACCACCACTTCGCGTTGCATCGTGCCTCCCTGCCTCAAGTTGTGTCGAATGACCCGCAGAGTAATACGGAAGCGCCCGGCGGCAACCGAAGAATCCTTCCACCGGGCCGGGCCCGCCGCCGGCTGGCTGCCGCGCGGCCGCCGGCTCAGCCGTCCAGCAAGGCGCGCACCGCCCGCGCGTCGGGAATCGGCGCGACCGCGCCGTAGCCGCGCGTCGAGAGCGCCGCCGCCGCGTTCGCGTAGCGCGCCGCCACGAACGCGTCGTCGCCGGCCACCAGGCGCGCGATGAAGGCGCCGCCGAAGCAGTCGCCCGCCCCCGTCGCGTCGAGCGCCTCGACGACGAAAGCGGGCACCAGGCGGCGCGCGTCGCGGGTGGCCACGTAGGCGCCGTCCCTGCCGAGCTTCAGCGCGACCACCCGCGGGCCGCAGTCGAGCAGCGCGTCGACGATCGCATCGCGCTCGTCGAGGCCCGTCAGCACCGTCACGTCGTCCCAGCTCGGCAGGCAGATGTCGGTGCGGCGCAGCGCCTCCAGCATCACGGCGCGGGCGCGCGCGAGCGGCCACAGCTTCAGGCGCAGATTGGTGTCGAAGCTCACCTGCACGCCATGCGCGCGTGCCTGGTCGATGGCCGCGAACGCCGCGTCGCAGGCGCTCGCGCTGATCGCGAAACTGATGCCGGACAGATGCAGCACGCGCGCCGCGGCCAGCGCCTCGAGCGGCAGATCGCCCGGCGCGTAGCGGCTCGCGGCCGAGCCGGCACGCAGATAGTCGAACGCGTGGCCGTGCTCGCCGTGCGAGACGAAATAGACGCCGGTGGGGCCGCCGCGTCGACGCGGACCGTCGCCGTATCCACCTGCTCGCGCCGCCACAGATCGAGCAGCAGGCGGCCGAAGTAGTCGCCGCCGACCGCCGAGACGAAGCCGGTGCGGGCCCCCTGGCGCGCCGCCGCGATGCAGAAGTTCGAGGTGTCGCCGCCGAAGCCTTGCAGATACTGCGGCGAGCCCGGCTGGGACTGGTTGAATTCGACCATCGCCTCGCCGAACGCGAGGATCTCGGGCCGCGCCGGCTGGCCCGACGCCGGTATGGTCCGTGTCATGCCGCTTCGACCTCGCCCCACAGGTCGTGGCCGTCCGCCCCGGTGATCGCCACCGATATGAAATCGCCGACCTTGTAGCGCTTCGCGCCCTTCGGCGCCGGCTCCACGTAGACCACGCCGTCGATTTCCGGCGCGTCGGCGGCCGTGCGGCCGATCCCGCCCTCGGCGTTCACCTCGTCGATCAGCACCTTCAGCGTCTGGCCGATCTTGCGCTCGATGCGGGCGGCCGACACTTCCTCGGCCACCTCCATGAAGCGCGCGCGGCGCGCCTCGCGAACCTCGTCCGGCAACGCGCCGTCGAGTTCGTTCGCCGTGGCGCCTTCCACCGGCGAATAGGCGAAGCAGCCGACGCGATCGAGTTCGGCCTCGCGGATGAAGTCGAGCAGCGTCTCGAACTGCGCCTCCGTCTCGCCCGGGAAGCCGGCGATGAAGGTGCTGCGGATCGTCAGATCCGGACAGACCTCGCGCCACTTGCGCACGCGGTCCAGCACCTTTTCGGCGTTCGCCGGGCGGCGCATGCGCTTGAGCACGTCCGGGTCCGCGTGCTGGAACGGCACGTCCAGATACGGCAGCACGTGGCCGCGGTAGGCGCCCTCGGCCATCAGCGGGATGATCTCGTCGACGTGCGGATACGGGTAGACATAATGCAGGCGCACCCAGGCGCCGTATTGCGCGGCCAGCTCGCCGAGCGCCGCCACCAGCTCCGTCATGCGCGTCTTGAGCGGGCGGCCGTTCCAGAAGCCCGTGCGGTATTTCACGTCGACCCCGTAGGCGCTCGTGTCCTGCGAGATCACGAGCAGTTCCTTCACGCCCGACTTGAACAGGTTCTCCGCTTCCAGCATCACCTCCGCGACGGGACGCGAGATCAGGTCGCCGCGCATCGACGGGATGATGCAGAACGTGCAGCGATGGTTGCAGCCCTCCGAAATCTTCAGATACGCGTAGTGGCGAGGCGTGAGCTTGATGCCGGCGGCCGGCACCAGATCGACGAACGGATCATGCGGCTTGGGCAGATGGCTGTGGACGGCCTGCATCACCTCGCCGAGCGCGTGCGGGCCGGTGACGGCCAGCACCTTCGGATGGACTTCCTCGATCAGGCCCGCGCCGCTGGCGCTCTTCTTCGCGCCGAGGCAGCCGGTCACGATCACCTTGCCGTTTTCGGTCAGCGCCTCGCCGATCGCGTCGAGGCTCTCCTGGACGGCGTCGTCGATGAAACCGCAGGTGTTGACCACCACGAGGTCGGCGCCGTCGTAGGTACCGGAGATCTCGTAGCCCTCGGCGCGCAGCTGGGTGATGATCTGTTCGGAATCGACAAGGGCTTTCGGGCAGCCGAGGGATACTATACCTATACGGGGGCTCGACGTTTGGTTCTGAGACATCTTGGAGTGGGAAATGGCGGCAAAAGCGAGAGTTTACAGCTATTTACGGTTCAGCGATCCAAAACAAGCGGCTGGCGGCAGCGTCGATCGGCAACTCGAGTACGCCGCGCGCTGGGCGGCGGAGCGCGAACTGCTGCTGGATGCGTCGCTTTCGCTGCGCGATGAAGGGCTGTCCGCCTACCACCAGCGCCACGTCAAGCAGGGCGCGCTGGGCGTGTTCCTGCGCGCCGTCGAAGACGGCCACGTGCCGCCCGGCTCCGTCCTGATCGTCGAGGGGCTGGATCGCCTGAGCCGCGCCGAGCCGCTGCAGGCCCAGGCGCAGCTCGCCCAGATCGTCAACGCCGGCATCACGGTGGTGACGGCCAGCGACGGCCGCGAGTACAACCGCGAGCGCCTCAAGGCGCAGCCGATGGATCTAGTCTACAGCCTGCTGGTGATGATCCGGGCGTCACGAGGAATCCGACACCAAGAGCAAGCGCGTGAAGGCGGCGATCCGGCGCCAGTGCCAAGGATGGATCGCCGGCACCTGGCGCGCGCCGGTCCGGGTCGGCAAGGACCCGCAATGGGTGCGCGAGGTGGACGGCAGGTTCGAGTTGATCCCGGAGCGGGCTGCTGCCATCCGCGTCGTGGTCGAGATGTACAAGAAGGGGCACGGCGCCGTGCGCACGCTGCGCGATCTGCACGAGCGCGGCATGACGATCACGAACGCCGGCCTGCCCAAGGCGACCCAGATCTACAAGCTGCTGGCGAATCGGATGCTTATCGGCGAGAAGACGGTCGAGCTCGACGGCGAGCAATTCCGGCTCGAGGGCTACTACCCGCCGGTGCTCAGCCCGGCCGAGTTCGCGGACCTGCGCAACGCGGCCGGCGAGCGTGGCCGCCGGAAAGGAAAAGGCGAGATCCCGGGCGTGGTGACCGGACTCGGCATCACCTACTGCGGTTACTGCGGCGCGGCGGTCGTCGGCCAGAACATCATGAACCGCCGGCGCATGGAAAACGGTCTGCCCTACCCTGGCCACCGGCGGCTGCACTGCGTGACCTACAGTTCCAGCGCCGGCTGCAAGGTCAGCGGGAGTTGCAGCGTCGCGCCGGTCGAGCGCGCGCTGATGCTCTATTGCTCGGACCAGATGAACCTCACGCGGCTGCTGGAGGGCGACAGCGGCATGACAGCGCTCAACGCCGAGCTCGCTCGCGCGCGCGCCGCCGTCGCGGACCTGGAGCGCCAGATAGGTCGCGTCACGGACGCGCTGCTGACCGACGAGGAGCAGGCGCCGGCAGCGCTGCTGAAGAGGATGCGGGACATGGAGGCGGAACTGGAGCGCGAGCGTCATCGCTGCGGGGCGCTCGAGCTGCGGGTGCATGCGGCGGCGTCCGCCGAGGCGCCGGCCGCCGCGGATGCCTGGGCAGCGCTCGTGCGCGGCGTCGAGGAACTCGACTATGACGCCCGCATGCAGGCGCGCCAGCTCGTTGCCGACACGTTCTCGCGGATCGTGGTGTTCCAGTCGGGGTTCTATCCGGAAACCGACGATGGTCTGATCGGGCTGATGCTGATCGCCAAGCGCGGCAGCACACGGCTTTTGCATGTGGACCGGCGCACCGGTGAATGGCGCTCTGCTGAAGACGTCGAAATCGTCGGCGATCTGCCTTTACCGAATCCAGGCTCAACCCAGATTCAGTAGAAAAGAGAAGCCCGCGAATGAGGCCGACTCACATTGGCAGCGGGATTCGAACACGCGCGACGGCATCGCAAGAGGTTTCCTTAGGATCAAGCAACTAATTTGAAAGTTCAGGCGCAAACTCTTTCAAATCAAATATTTGGAAGAAAAATGTGTTTCGCAAATTTTGCGGAACACCTTTTGCAAGGACTGCAAGCCCTTCGGAAGCGGAATCCGGCCCCTATCGTTAGATGGGAGCAAGTTGCCCGAGGACAGCGCCCTTCGCTCGTTCCCGACTTTTTCTAAATCGGCTATGATCGCGGATCCAAGGGCCAACTGAGAGCGCATCAATGTCAATGACGCCAAGAGACTTTCCCGAGCTTTCCGCTAAACATGTAAGCGGCGCGAAGCTGTACGCAAACCGCTTTGATCTCGTCGCCGACTTGCAGATCAAAGAATCACCTCTCATCGCGGAGATCGGTGTCGCGCTCGGAACGTTCTCGAAATTCATGATCGAGCGGTTCAAGCCAAAACAGTTTCACGCATTCGATCTATTTCAGATTCATCAAGATGCCACACTCTGGGGCAAGCCGACCAGTGAAGTATTAGACGGCCTAACTCATCTTGAGTTCTATCAAAGAGCTATGCTCAATAGCCCTTCTCTTGTTGTAACCCATGCAGGTCTGAGCGGCAACACGCTGCAAAAAATTCCGGATTCTTTCTTTGATCTCATTTATGTCGATGCGGCGCACGCATATGACGAGGTCAAGGAAGATGCAAAACTGTCATCACGCAAGCTAAAGCATGATGGAATCATCATATTTAACGACTACATCATGTACGACCCATTTGTAAAAGCCGAATACGGAATCGTCCCCGTTGTGAATGAAATGGTCGTCAACCAAGGCTGGAAAGTAATTGGCTTCGCTCTGCAGAAAGATATGTTCTGCGACATCGCTATTCAGCGCCAATAACCGACTATTGCATGGGCGACGCGAGCGCAGCGATCACACGGTCGATTGCGTGGTCCTCGACGTTGGGAAACGGCAGCACTGGCGCGCCGATGTGCGTGAGCAGCGCGACGTGGTGCCAGCCCGGCGGCACATCGGGCACCACGTCGTTCCCGTTCTTGAACAGGTGGACCGGCACTCCTGCGAGCAGTAACGCGAGGCGCGGCCCGGCGGCGACGCGCGGCGGCTCGAAGCCGTAGACGGCAGCCGTCGCCCGGCCGGCGCTCGTCAGCGCAGCCGCGGCACAGATCGCGAGAGCCGCCCCGAGCGAATGGCCGACGAGCGTGACCGGCTGCGCGCCGATCGCCTCGGCGACGGCCGGCGCGATTGCCGACCAGGCATCCCAGAACCCCCGATGCACCAGCCCTACTCCAGCGACGTCGATCGGCAACACGTCGAGGTCGGCGAGCCAACTCGCGACGTTGTCGGTTCCGGGGAAGGCCACGACCAGGCCGCCGGCCGTGTGCCGCACGATCGCGCGCGACGCGCTGTCGGCCACACCGATGTCCGGTGCCGCGGTGTACGCCTCGCGCGCGAGCAGCGCGAAGTCGTGCGGCGTCACTGGCTTGCCACCGCCGCTGCCGCGCTCGCGCTGTTGAACGCCGCGATAGCGTTCTTCACGGTCAGGCCGAACAAGCTGATTGCGGCCACGATGACGGGCTTCTGCGCCGCCTGGATGTAGGCCGAAGCGTTCACGGCAGCGATCACGGCCGGTACGCCGGTATCGACGAGCGACTGCGCGGACGTGACGGTGATCGACGACGCGGCAGTGCAGAACAGGCCGTTGGCGCTCGCCGCGGCCGAGACTGTGGCGTCGAGCGCTGCCACGCTCTCGAGCGTCGGCTGAACGACTGAGCAGCCGTCGATGATCGCGGTTTGCAGCTTCGCCAGGGTGGCCGCCGGGGTCGGGGCCGTTGAGTTCGATGCCGGGCCGGCACATGCGACGAGCGAAAGCACAGCGGCGGCAGCCGCGAGTGCGGCGATGATCTTCTTCATGGTGAGTACCTTCGGGAGTTGAATGCCGCGGGCGCGGCGTGTGGACATCAGGTGCGACAGAAGTCGACGGTCAGGTCGCTGAAGCCGAGGGGGCTGCCGCGGCCGGCTCGGGCGGCAAGGACGCCGTCGGCGCGGCCGGCGCCGGCATCGCGCCGCCACCACCGCCGCCGGCGGCAGCGCCCGCGCCGACCACGGTTACCGTCATACCGGGCTTGGGAACGACAATGGCGCCCGACGCGGCGTCGGCGCTGCGCTGCTCTGCGCGCTCAGCGAACCAGTTCACGCCGGCGTGGAAAGCTGCGGCCAGCAAACCGGCGATCAACGACGACAGGCTGGCGGGCACCGGGCCCCGGCAGCCGCCGAGCACCCAGTCGACGGTCGGAACGAGGTCGGTGACGCCGATGGTGATGCCGCCGGTCACGAGGCTGGACTTCATGGGCATGGCCTACTCCTTCTTGAGCTGGACGATCTCGTCCGGGGTGAAGACGAACCCAGCCTTGCGCGGGTACGCCTGGAAAACGTAGGTCGGGAACGAGCGGTGATGGATGCCGTGCGTGGGCGAGCGGTGGAACTTCGCGACGAGCGGCAGCATGTTCGGCAGGCCGTCGACGAAGGTGGACGGGTCGGCCGGATCGAATGCATGCCAGTCGAAGCCGCGCAGCTCGGCGAGCTTGCAGATCAACCAGATCAGCGACTGCTTGGCGGGGAAGGTCTCGCCGGTCGGCTGGTCAGTGACCAGGTCCAGCACCGGGATCTCGGTGATTTCGCCGACCGCGATCGCCTTCACAATCACCCAGTCGACGGCATCCGCGTCGGCCCATTCGCAGAACAGGTGGTGGTACTCGGGCGCGGGCTGGCCACTGATGGCGCAGCGTAGCCCGGCCGCATGCCCTTCCCGTTTCGTGCGCCGGAACGTCGCCGACTCGGCGCGCGGCGCCGCGTGGTTCGGGTAATACTCGACCTCGACATCGGTCACGCGCACCGCGTGCTCGCCGGTGATCTTCGGCAGCGCCGCCAAGCCTTCGGCTGAGCACTGCTGGCAGGCGCGCTCGAGCGGCGCGCCGTGACTGCATCTCGTCGTCATGGGAAATCCGGGAAAGAAAAAGCCCGGCGCGCGGCCGGGCTGGAATAAATCAGGAATATTTCGTCGTGCGCTTTGTCGTTCAGGCCGCGCCGAGCGACGCCTTGCACGACGCCCACAGCGCGAGGCGATCGGGCATTCCGTTCGGCGTGGCCGCCGAGCGCGGATTGCCTAGGTTGATGGCCCGGCTGATCGCGAGGAAGTCGCCGGCATCAGCCAGCGCGTTGAGGCCGTGGTCGGCCCAGAACTGAGCGGAGACGAGCGCGGCCGTGGTCGGCTGGCCGATCAGATCGGGGCTCGCTTCCAGAGGCACACCGATCTTCTGGCCATAGACGCGGAAGTTGTACCGGCCGGTGATCTGCAGCAGTCCGCCACCGCGGTATCGAAACCCGTCGCCCGCCTGCGTGTTGCCGAGCTCGCGCGCCTTCGCTGCCGGCGGCTCGTAGGCGCGCTGGGCAGGCGTCGGCCCCCATAGCTCGCGCAGCCACTGGAGGCGCCCGGACTCGTGGCCGCACTGCGCGAGGAATGCGGCCTGCCGCGCGGGCGTGTCGACCGCGTAGCGCGCCATCGCATCCGCGATCGGTGCGGCGAACGGCGTCGCGCGTGCAAGCGGGATCTGCAGCGCCGCCGAGAGGATTTGAGGTGTCATGGCGTTCATCCGATCAGCATCTTCAGTACCGCGTGGGCCCATTCCGGAATGGGCTCGTGTTGCACATAGCGCAGAAGGATCACGCCGGCCGCGCCGCCCCCCACAACCGGCAACGCGACATGCCGAACCACGAAGCGCCACGCCTCGGCCAGGCGGCACATTGTTCGCACGACGCGCGCGCCGCCCTCCCACGTGTCGACCATCGACTGCGTGTTCGTCTCGATCTTGCAGACAGCGGCCGCGATCGCGTCTATCTTCCTGTCCTGAGCGGACAGGTGCGCCCGCACCTGCTCGTCGCTCGCGTCAATGCGCGCCTGGATCTGCTTGAACCTCTGGTCTCCTGCTCGCAGGCGGCGCTCGACGACGTCGTTGGTTGGCATATCAGCCATCAATCCCCCGAAATGAAAAAGCCGCCTCGCGGGCGGCTGGCTGCTGGTACAGCGTGTAATCAGTTTCCCGCGCACAGGAACTGCACCACATCGGTTCCAGTGCCACTCAAGGCGAACGAGGTTCCTGATGTCTGCGAGACTCGCACCGCGTTTGCCGCGGTCGTGTCGGTTGCCGTGCACGCGTAGCTGGTTGACGAGGTATAGGCAGCAGCGCCCGAAAGCGCGACCGTGGCCGCGCCCGAGGCGAGCGTCGCCGTCCCCTTCACCATGTGCGGTGCGTTGGCAGCCGCGCCAGCCGTCGAGTACAAGGGCATCGCGCCAGCGCCGGTTACGGTCAGGTTCCCGTACACCGCAGCGGAGCCGCCGACCTGCAACTTGTTCGCTCCGTCGTCGACGCCGCCAAGCAGCAAGCGCCCTCCGTACTTCACGAGATTCAGGTTGTATTTCGTGCTCGGCGTCGAGATGTTATAGACCTCGAGTGCCAACTCGCCGGCCGTGTCCGAGTAGTACGCAGCCGTGACCGAGTTGCTGAAGTTCAGCACCACGCCGCCGCTCCCCTTCGGGTTCAGCGTGATCGGAATCGAGCTATCTGCCCCGGACGCGCTCAGCGACGGCGAATTACCTGCCGCCGCGCTCATCGCGTTCAGAGAATTGCCGCTGTTCGTCGCTTGATATAGGCTTCCGGTCCCGTTCAAATTGAAGGGTGTCGCATAGTTCGATGCCGAATCGACTTGCCCCGCGAATACGCGATTCGCTGACGCTCCGTTGATCTCAGCCACGCAAGACGTCGCCGTAACGCTGGCGGCCTCGCACGATATGCCCATCACGTTCGTATTGGTCGACGCGTCGAGCACTAGGCCGCGTTGCCCGCTCGCAATAGCCTCAAGCCATATCGAGCTGATGCGCGTGCGCGCCGATCCTTTCACGTAGAACAGATCGCCGAGCGCGTTGTCGATCGTGTTACCGACGAAACCGAAATCGTTGTTATTTCCGGCCAATCGAATGACGTTGATCGCAGCGTTGTACGGGTGCGAGTTTTGAATCATCGTCGTCTGCGCGCCGACATTCGCGTAGAGGCAGTAGTTCACGACGAACCCGCCGTTCATGATGAAGCCGTCGATGGTCGAGTCAGACGCGTAGGCGCCGAGCTCGATGCCGGCCTTGCCCGCCGTCGTCGAGTAGACGCGGATATTTTTGGCTCGGACGTCGTGCATGTAGATGCCCGTCGTCGGGTTGCCATCAAGCTTGATCGACGAGTAGCCGACGGGTACGTTGTTGAACGCCAGATTGAGCAGGTCGAGCGTCTGGGCGTAGGACGTATCGATGGTGTTGCCGGTGCCGGCCGTGCCGTCGAACTTCAAGTCACGAATCGTCGAATGCGAATCGAACGTCGAGTTGCTGCTGATAGTCGGATAGCGGATCGGTCCGCCCGTCTGGATCAACACGCTGTTTGGACCGTCTCCGTAGAGCGTGAATCCGACGGTCTGCGGCAAGACCAAGCCGCTTTCGCGGTACTGACCCGCCGGGATGTAGACGGTACGCGCGCCGGAGTTTAGCGCGGCCTGAATGCAAGCCGTGCTATCGGCCACCCCGGTCTTGTCGCAACCCGGGAAGTCGAGAATGCTCACGACGTCGCTCAGCTTGCTTGCGACCGAGCGGCCGCTGGCGCCGGACAGCGACGCCTGGAACTGCAGGTTGCTGGTTGCGCCGAGCGCCGTCGTCGCGCCGGTGCCGCCAGAGGAAAACGCGAGGGGCGACGAGAACGTCACCGGGCCGCTGCTCGATAGGCTCGCGAAGCTACCCGAGTTGAATGTCGCTGCGGTGCCCTGCAGTGGCCCTGTCAGCGTCCCACCTGACACCGGCAACGCATTCGCAGTTACGGCGGCGAATGCGGAATTCAGTTGCTGCGCGGTCAGTATCTGACCTGGGACGAACTGCGCGACGGCCAGGCGAGGCACAAACGAAAAAAGCAGCGCGAACGCTGCCGTCAGGGTGAAGACGATCTTCTTCATGTGGGACTCGAGTCAGGTGGTGGTGTCCGGAACATCCGGCGTCGGCGTAGTTTTCGTCAGCGCTCCGTTGACGACGTACCACTGTTGCCCGTCGTTCGCATGCCAGTCGGAATCGTCCGCGATCGGCATCATCTGTTCGGCGGGGAAAGCCTTCACTGGGTCTTCTGCGTAGTTGTACGCGACGGTGTCTATCCAGCCCAATACCGCTTTCACTTGCTTGTCGAAATAGGCGTAGCGCGCCATGTGTCGCTCCTCAGTACTCGATGATGATGATGCCTGGCATGCCAGCTGCGCCAACACTGCCGCTCGTAGTGCCCGTCGCAGTGGTGGGGCCGTAACATCCACCCGCGCCCGACCCACCGACGCCGTAGCCGTAGGAGGCAGACGGCGGAATCAGGCTGCCGACACCACCGATTGCACCACGGCCCGGTGCGCCGCTCGCGCCGAACGGGCCACCACCGCCGCGGCCGCCTGTCGCGCCCGGCCCGTACTGGGACGTGTCCTGACCGTACTCGCCGTTCGGGAAGCCGTTTCCTCCGGGTTGGCCGGGCCATGCCTGCGTCGGCGCCCCACTGCCGCCAACCTGACCACCTGCCCCCGCCGTAAGTGTTAGGCTTCCAACCGTGGTGTTGCCGCCGTTGCCGCCGGCGCCTCCAACTGCACCCGCAACGCCTCCAGCGCCAGGCACGCACGACAACACCTGGCCGGGCGTGACCGCCATCTGGTAGCGTTGTACTGGGTCGCCTGCGCCGCCCCCCCCGCCTCCCGCGACGATATTGTTAGCCGGGATGTTCGGCGATCCCGCGCCGCCCCCGCCGCCCCCGCATGCCGATATCCAGATGGTGGTCACGCCCGCCGGAACGGTCCAGTTCGTTGCCGAGAGGATGACGATCTTGCGACCGCCGGCGAAGCCCTGCACGAACACGGTCGACGCCGCGTTGTTGCTGTTGTCGCCAGCGGCCGGCGTCTCGACCTGAAACAGCTTCGTCGCGTCGCCATTGGCGGCAGCGGTCGACGCAAGCAGATTCGCGAGGATAGTGGCGGTCGTGCCATCATCGACCACCGGCTGTCCAGTGCGCTCGACGATGAACGCCGCCATGACGGCAGCCATCACGGTGCTTTGACGCCAGACCTTGTTGCATGCAGCCGACTGCGCGGTGCCCGTCATGAAGCCGCTCGCAAGCGCCGCCAGCACCTCATAAGAGGACTGCGATAGCACGTTCGCGCCCGGGCCGACGGCGAACGGCAGAAAGTCATTCTGGATAGCCACTGAAACTCCGATGGGATGGCCGGGCCCGCTACGCGAGCACCGAGTTGTCTAGGGAGAAGGTGTAGTCGAGCTGATTGGCTTCGACGATCGTGGTGCCCGACCAAGCACCCACGTCGAAGCCGGAGACGTACTCGTTTTCGAGGTCGAAACCGAAGATGGGATCTCCGTCTACGCTGGTGATCGCGTAGTTGATGTGAACCGTTTCAGGCTTGAGCGAAAGCAGTCCGGTCTTCAGCAACGCGATGTAGATGGCCGTCGGCTGCTTGCCCGACACGCCGATGGTGATGGACATGTCGCATGGGTCTTCGATGAACACGTTCGTGCCGGGGGGTGCCAGAAGATCCAAGATGTCTGCCGCCTTGTCGGGAGTGCCATCCCAATGGTTCGCTGCGATCTTCGCGCGTAGCGTCATGCGATACGTTTCATCGTCGAGAGAGACCAATCCCGTATCTGGGTCGAATGGCCCTTTCCACGTACCTTGATCGAAACCAAGGTCGGCCACGTCGAACGAGAAATAGACGCCAATCAGCGGCGTGCTCACCTGGCGGCTCAGGCCGACCCACTCGCCCACCTTGTCGAGCTGATCGCCGACTGCGTTGTCCATGTCGAACAGCGCCGGCATGCTGGCCACCACGTTCATCTGGTCGACGAGCGTCGACACCAGCGCGCCCACGAGCGCCATAAACCTAGGCTTGGGCTGGTGCTCGGACGTGATCAGCGAGGTGTAATCGTTGAGATCTGCCATGGCGCTTACCCCGTGGTGATCGTGACCTGATCGGCGCTGCACGACGCCGACTCGTTGAACAGCAGCGAGACATCCGGAGAACCAGCGCCGCGCGGACCAGTCAGCACCAAGCTGGTGATCTTGAACGTGGAGCCTCCGTCGATCGCTTTTGCCGCTGCAATGCAGTCGTCCCATTCCACGGCCGCTGCCGCACCACCACCGATCTCAACGCCATTTACATAGGCAGCGATCGCGGTCTGTATCGCGTCGCTGACCGCAGTGGTGTAGCCGGTCAGTGGACGGATCGATACGACCGCCGAAATTGGCGCATCCGTCGGCCTGAAAAAGTTGATCGGAACAGGCATGCCGTAGCGGTTCGTCGTGACGATCGTCGTCGTGCCATACGTCCCGCCTCCTGGCGTCTTCTTTACGGCCACCGCATTGGCGATCGCCGTTGCATCGCCGCCTTCGACGACCAGCGCGATCCGGTGACCTGGGATGCCGTTCGCATCGGTATCGCTCGTGTCGTTCTCGTAGGCTCGATACCGCGTCACGCCCGGCAGGTTTGCCACCGCGCCGACGATCCCGTCCAGCACGGTTTGCGACGGGAGTGCCGTCGATACCGTCTGGCGCGCGCGCAGCGCCGGATCTAATTCGACGGGCGCGCCTGGTGCTGCATCGGACGGATTCGTGACCGTCTGCCAGCCGCGCGTTGGGGTGCCTATCTGGGTGATCGTCCCGGCCGGCGCCGCAATGGCGCCGATCGTCGTGCAGGTCGCCGTGACGGTGATCGTGCCCGCCGGCGGAATCGTCACGCTGGCCGGCAGCGCCCATTGGTAGTTGTTCGCGTCCTTCGCGATGCCGTTCGTGATCGTCGTACCGGCCTGGGCGCCCAGCGCCAGGTCCGCGCTCGAGTAGCTCGACGCCTCACGCTGAATGCCGTTGATCTTCACGTTGCTCGACAGCGCCGCGCCAACCGCCTTGGACGGGCTGAACGAGTTGTAGACGCCGATCGCGACCGAATTGCAGTCGGCGATCGCCCGCGCGAAGACGGCGAGCAACTGGCCATCCTGGCTGTCCGGGTCGATGTAGATGTCCGCGCCATAGATCGCCTGCACTTGGCTCTGCAACCAGGCGTAGATGTCCGCGAATGTCGGCGCCGAAATGCCCGCCGCGCTGATAGTCGGCGCGACGGTGGTAAGGAGCGTCGTCACAGGGTGGTCTCGATGGTGGTACTGCCGTAGAGGGTGTTGATCGTCACGGTGACGGTCAGCTTCCGCTTGATGCTGTCGAACGAGCTCGCGTAGTCCGTGATCTCAGTCACGCCAGTGGTGCCGAGGATGCAAGACCGGATCGCCGCGTCGGCAGTGCCTTGCGTGTTCTTGCCGAGCACCTGCGTGGACCAGGGCATGCCGGCAGTCGTGTCAAGAAACCACTCGCCCTGCAGCAGGCGCAGCCGCGTCAGCACGGCCTGCGCCACCGCGTCGGGGCTGTTCACGAGGAAGTCGTTCGCCGACCCTCCGAAGACGTAGTCGCCGTTAGCGTCCTGCTTGCGGTATCGCATCGGGGCCTCAGAAACGAAAAAGCCCGGCGCGCGGCCGGGTGTTGATGGGTACGGCGGGGGTCAGTTGACCTCGCCGGTATTTCCGCCTTCGCCGTTCGGATGCGTGTGCGTGTCGTCGATCACCTTGCCGTTGGCCGTCAGGCTGCCAATGAAGTTGATCGTGCCGGTAATCACTGCCGCCGCGCCGCTCGTCGCACTGCCGACCAGGCCGGCCAGGAACGTGAAGATGCCCTTCACGGTCAGCGCGCCGTCGAAGGTCGACTGCGGCGAATTCACCTCGACCGAAGTGCCGGCGTTGACCTTGACCGTGGGCGCGTCGATCTCCAGGCCGCCCGGCGCGACCAGCTTCAGGGTGCCGGCCGTCGGGTTCAGGTCGATGAACGTCGCGCCGTCGTCGCTGCGCAGCTGCGCCGAGGTGGTGCTGACGTTGGCCAGGACGCGGGGCTTCGAGCGCACGCCGACCAGAGCGAAGCCGTCGGCCAGAGAATGGGCGCGCGGCTCGGCCTGCTCTTGCACGCCGCCCGACTGCCACCAGGCATCGATGCAGCGCGATGCGAACACCACCAGGCATTCGTCGCCCTCGCCGATCGGGAAGGTCACCGTCACGCCGCCGCCGCCCTGCCAAACCACGGGGCAGTCGGTCAGGAGCGGGAACGGCGAGGTACTCACGGTGCCGTCCTCGTTCCGGATCGAGTCTTTCGTGCCGAGTTGGACCACCACCGTCATCGAGACGGGATCAAACGATTCCACCGTGCCCGGCAGCGCCGTATAAACTTCGGTTAATCTTGATCCGATGGCGTGCTTCAACGCCTCCAACTCGTCGTCGGTTCGTTCGCGTCTGTCCATGGGGAGTGAAAATGAAGAAAATTGTTTTGCTCGCGATGCTTGTGTCCGCTACCACCTCGGCCCGCGAGGCATATATTCAACTTCCATATGACACGCCTGTCGGCGCCACGGTGGAAGTAAAATATGGCGAGATTTTGTATACCAAAGAAAAATGCGAACTTCCCATAGTTCACGCAAATGCAATGCGCAGATATGAATATCTTGGCGGCGCAGAGCACGATTCCGGGTGTTGGGCAAATACACTAAGCGGAAAAGCATTGATCGTAACGTCAGATGGAGAAACCAGCGACAGCTATGTGCCTACCCTGTTTTTGGTTGATATCCATCCAGATAATTCGGCTAGGGTTTTGGCCAAACCGACACTTAAACGCTACTAACCAAACCGCTTTATTGCGTCTTCTGGAGCGACACGCAGATTGTTGGTGATCGACTTAGCGATCGACGTCGCGTCAGCCGCAAGGCATAGCGCATCGCTGTGCCACTCGTTGCCGCGAGTATCGCCACGATGATTTACCGACATAAGGTAATAATATCCATCGGAGTCGATTTTATTTTCTAGCTGCGCCCTGCCCTGCGCAGGCTGCTCAGTGACGTTAAGGCTATATTGGTATTGCTGCACACTTGAATTGTCAAGATGAACCAAACCGCCTATTTTTAGACTCGGATTAAGGAGAGTCTGAAACGTAATGCCATTGATCATCTGCATCGGCCAGCCGATCATGCCCGTCGACGAATTGATCTCCGGAATATCGTAGGGCGCGTAAGACGTCTCGGGGATCATGATCACCTTGCCATCCTGGATGCTCCATACCGTTTGCGTCGCGCGCGCCACGCTGCGCAGGACATCGCGCGCCAGGCTGAATATCGGCTTCCCGCGCGGCAGTGAGCTGCTCGGCAGCGGCGCGATGTAGCCGGCCGTGACGCCATACGGCGCCATCGCCTGCAGCGCAAGATTGACCTGATCCTGATACGTGGAACCCGCCGCCAGCGTCTGGATCACCTTCGCGAAGCAGTAGGCCGAATCGCCGTCGGCCGCCAGCACGTTCAGGAAGGTGTCGGTCGGGTTATCGCGCCCGCGCCACGCCTGCTTGATCTCGCCGTCGAAGACGATCGAGAAATTGCCGGGATAGCCCGCCTGCAGGACCAGGCGCGTGAATTCCTTTTCGACGCGCTTCGATGTGCTGTCCGACAGGTTGTAGATCTGGACGAGGGCAGAATTCGGCGTTTCCCGATCGCCGCGCTTGATGTCGAACTTCACGCGCAGGTCAGAAAAACTCGAGAGAATCACCTGAGTCCTGGCCGATGATGAGCGAAAACTTTCTACCGAACTGTTCAATGCCGGACACGGCCTCTCCTCACGTGGTTACCCAAAACAGCTTGCTGCCCGTGCCCAAGTCGCCGTAGGTCGGCAGGTTGTCCGGATCATCGGCACCCTGGACCCACAAGCCGCCGCGGAACCCCAGATAGCCGAACTGCTCGAGCAGATTGGCCCCGGTGACCAGCGGCAACCCGGACACGAGCGGGTTACCCGACGCATCCGCGATGTCGAGCAGCCACATCGCGATCGCGTTGCGCCACTGCACCGTCATGGTGTAATCGGTGCCGCCGAGGGTGATCGTGAAGGTCTGGCCATCGCTCGACAGCGGGATTTCAAGGATCGTGGTCATCACTGCGTCCAGGAAGTTGCCGGCACCGATCCGCCGGTGGCCGGCGTCGCCGGCGCGGCCGACTTGACGCCGGCATTGACAGTCTCAGCCGTGGCCGCCGGGTTCGCCTGGTTCTCTTTCGGCGGCAGCTTGGTGGCCTTGGTGCTGACGATGATCACCTGCTTCAGCGTCGCGGTGACCATCAGCGCCGCGCTTGTCTTCGGGTCAACGACGACGGTCAGCCCCTGCAGCACCATGTTCTGGTATTTCCGGCGCGTCGTGACGACGTCGAACCGATCACGGTTGGCCTGGAGCTGCAGCAGCTTGCTGTAGATGGCGTCGATGTACGTGCCGCTCGCCATGGTATTGGCGCCGGTGCTATCGAACGTGACCACGGCCTCGCCGAGCAGTGCCGAGTAATCGGCGTTCGACCATCCGCACTTCAGCACCAGCTCACGCGGCCGGATGAAGGCATGGTCGCTGATCGGCGCGCCGTTCTCGATCGGGTGCTCGGTGATGACGAGATTGTCGCTGTAGACCTCCTCGACCATCGCTGAGATCGTGATGCTGCCGATCTTCTTGCTGCTGACCAGCGTCACGTCGAGGATGTCGGAAATGCTGCTCATCCCCCTATCCCCCCGGCATACCTGATAGTTTGACTGGCGACGTTCTGCTGTTCGCGGGCTACCGCGCGCGCCGTCGCGGCCGGATCGGTCGCGCCAGCGACCTCGATCTTCACGTCCTGATTGATCTCGATGTGAGGCGCGCCGCGCTGAGCCAGCGATAGCGCACCAGGCGGCCCGAGCAGCGACTGCGAGTTGCGCAAGGCGTTCTCCAGCTCCTTCGCCGTGATGCTCGCGTGGTTCTTGCCCACCCCGTCGTAGTAGCTGCGCCCGGTGTCAGGGTTTGCCACGCTCGCCCATTCGCGCGACGTCGCCAGCAGCGCCGCGTGCAGGTCGCTGCTCTTGCCCGACAGGAAGTCGCCGATCGCGCGGCGCTTCCGCGTGAGCAGGTAGTCGCCAAAGATGCGGTCCTGGAGCTTCTGGTCGAACTTCTCGTCGCCCTTCAGGTTCAGCGCGCGCGCCGCCTCTGCCAGCGTGTCGCGCACGATCTGGTAGCGGCCGGCGGCGTTGAACTTGCCGCTGCGCTGCGCGGCCATCACCTCGGCCAGCGTCATGTTGGCGAGATCCTCGGTGCCGGCCGCATAGCCGCCGCGCGCGCCGCGATTGACGCTGCTGTAGCCGCCCTCGCCCCGGGCGATCAGCCGGCCAAGCGCCGAGTTTGCGAGCCGCTCGGCGAGCGTGCCCCCGGGCGGCGCATTCGCTGCGGATGACTGCCCGGCTGGCACAGGCGGCGAAGCCGGCCCGCTGCTCGGCGCCGCTGGCGTCGACACATCGAGCTTGCCACCAGACCTCAACAGCGCATCGCGCCGCTTCAGGATCTCGTCCTCGCCCTTGTTCAAGTCCTCGCTGTGGAACAGCAGGCCCAAGCCGCCCAGAGCACGGCCGGCCCACGGTAGCGCACGCGCAAGCAAGCCCGCCGAGCGGCCGGCGGCCGTCTTCGTCGCAGCGCCGGCAGCAGCAGCCGCTGCGGCACCGCCCGCTTCGGTGGCTGCCGTCGTGGCCGCTTTCGTGGCGACCTCAGTGGCGGCAGTCTTCGCCGCCGTCTCGGCGGCGGCCGTGGCCGCCTTCGCCGCCGCTTCCTGCGCGCCAGCGCCCAGCGCCTTGCCGACCGCGGCCTGCACCGCCTTCTTGCCAGCGTAGTAGGTCAGCAGGCCGCCGCCCAGCGTCGCGCCGGTCTCGATCCCGAACGCCCCATAGGTGCCGACCTTTCCCTCGAAGCCGCTCTGCAGATGGCGCAGCGCGGTCATGAGACTGTGGCCGCCGTTGTTCGCCGAATCGACGCCACTGCTGACGTAGTCCTTCTTGGCGCGATCGTAGGATGCCTGGTAAGCCGGGTCGCGCATGCCCAGCATGTAGTTCTCGTCGATGCCGAGCTGCTGTGCATACTGCGCGCCGAGCCAGACATCCTTCTTCGACATCACCTTGCCGATGTCATTGACGAGGTCGACCGTGTCGCGCAGATGGCCGTTCGCGTCGCGCGTCTGCACGCCCAGCGACGCGATATAGCTCTCGCCGGCAGGGTTGTTGCGCATGAAGCGCGCGACGTTCTCGATGCTGCTCTGCGCCTGGTCGGCAGACACGCCGACATCCTGCGCGGCGTTCGCCACCGCCTTCAGGCTGCTCGCGGCCGCGCCGGTCCGGCGGGCCGCGAAGTGCAGGTTCTCCAGCTTCGACGCGAAATCGACCGTGCGCGCACCAACGAACGCCGCGGCGCCGACGAATGCGGCGGCCATGCCCAAAGCCGATTTGCCGGCCTTCACCTGCGCCTTGTCGAGCTCCTCGGTCTTCTTCGTCGCCCCCTCGACGCCGTCCGTGAATTTCTTCTGGGTGTCGACGTCGATCTTGAAGCCGAGCCGGACCAGGAATTCCCGGATGACAGACGATTCAGCCACGTTTTTGCTCCTGCCTGCGGCGTGCGGCCGCTTCGTTGTCCGCCCGCACGGCGAGCGAGTCGTTCATCAGCGCGATGTCCTCAAGCCCGAGCACGCCGTTGATCAGCGATTCGTACTTGCACATCTCCGCGTGCACCGGCGCGAGTAGCCAATCCTCTCCGCCCGGCAGCGTCTTTACCCAGCCGGTGTCGCCTCGCTCGGGCTGCTCGCTAGGCCGGTAAGCAGCCCTTGAATAAAAGGGCCGAGGTTCTCCATGATCACGTAGCCGGTCAGTGTCAGCATGGCGCCCATGTCGATGTCGTCGAACATGCAGACGTTCTGCGTCGGCGACCAGACGCGGGCCCAGCCGTCGCCGTGGTGGCGCTCGACGACGCGCATGCACGCGCCGATTACGTACTCGGCGTCCTCGTCCTTCAGCTGCGACAGCGCCTCCATCACCGGCTCGATCGAGGTGGCCAGCAGCTTCAGGTTCTTCGTCAGCGGCTTGTCCGACGTCGCCATGTCGAGGTAGGTGCGGATCAGCGGGGGCAGCACGGTGGCGATGCGGCGGCTCACGTGGAACTGCTGCATCGCGCTCATGCGGCCGAGCTGGTACCGCTGGCCGGCGACTTCCTTTTCGGTGGCCATCAGTACGTCCCGAGCAGGCTGTCGATCTTGATCACGTCGAACTGCCATTCGACGATGTCGCCGTCCTTGGCGTAGCGCAGGTCCGGCGCCTTCTTGAAGGCGCACGAGCGGCCCGTGATGACGTCGCCTGCGACGGTCTGCGAGACCTCGATCAGGTTCTTGCCCCACAGCGCGCTCGACAGCGACTGCGCGTCGTACATCGCCATCAGCTTTGCGTTGATCGGCGCGGTCTTCAGGTAGCGCAGCGTGATCTGCCCAGACTTGTCGGCATGCAGGCTGTGCATGCCCTCACCGTCAGAGCCGATCGTCATCGTGTTTTTATCGCCAGTGCGCGTGATCGTGATGCCTTCCTCGGCCGTCGCCTCGCCGTAGCCGAGCGAGAACGAACCCGTCGGCCCGACGATCGTCGCCGTAACGTCCATGAAGCTGTAGGTACCCATGTTGGCCTGCCTCCTTTACCGATTGACCGTGACCGCGATGTCGGCCGAATGGATCGCGCCGGCTTCCTTGGCGGCGATCTGGAATACGACCGACTTGCGAGCCTCGCGATCGGCCTGCGACTGCGAGGCGATCGGGGGCGTGTAGATGTAGTAGCCCTTCGAGAGCGCCTGGCCCTGCGCCAGCGCCCCGAAGCCGGCCGAGTTCCACGTGCCGGGCGCGAGATAGCCGTTCGTCACTGCCTGGTCGCACACCGACGAGATCGTCGCGGCGATCTGCGCGTTGCCGGCGTCGGTCTGCGGGATCTTCGTCGGGCTGGTGTATAGAAGGTTGTAGACCGCCGTCTGGATATCGTTGCGGAACCAGAGCGCGTTGTAGACCGAATCGACGAAGATGCCGCTCGGCGTCACGCCGTACTGCAGGATCGACGTGTTGTTGTCGTAGCCGACGTAGACGTTGCAGTTCTTCGCCTGCAGCGTGTCGGCCTGCGTGGACGTCAGCGCCTCGGCCACGATGCCCGGCTCCTGCTTGAACATCAGCGTGAGCGTGGTGCTGTTGCCGTTGAAGTCGACCGTCAGCAGCCGGCCCAGCGCCGACACCACAGCATACGGGCTGGTGCTGGAATACTGGATCATCGTGTACTTGAGTGCCAGCGCCTTGAGCTGGCTCGCCAGATCGCTCGTCACGGTCGGGGCGAGCGCCTGCGCGTTCTGCGTCGTGACGCCATAGAGGTGCGCCTGGTCGGCCTCGATCAGTTGCGCCACGGCGATATGGTCGCTATCGCCGACCGTGCTATCGGCGAACGCCATGCCGAGGAACTGGTTCGAGAACTGGTCGAGGAACAGCGCGGCACATGCGGCCGGCGTCTCGGCCGCGATACCCGCAACGGGTGCCGACGCAGAAGAACTCGTCAGGCCCAGCATCGCGGAAACGTCGGTACCGGTACCCGGCGACGTCGCATAGCTGACCGTCGAAGCCGCGACACCACCGGAGAGCGTAGCCCCGGAGAGCGTGACGGCGCTGCTCGACTTCGCCAGCGTGATCGCGTTGCCGGCATTGCCAAGAGCGATAGCGGTCACCGTGGTGACAGCGCCAGTCGTCGAATAGCTGCACTGCGACAGGTTCGCATCGGCCGAGGCGGCGAGGAACGCCTGCAGGTTGGCCGCGGTCGCCGCCGCGCTACCGCCGATCAGCACCTGGCTGCCCGACGGCGCCGCCGCGACGAACGTCACCGCGGTACCGTTGATGGTGACCGTGTCGTTCGCGGCCGGATTGGCCGTCAGCGTAATGGTGCCGCTCGCCGCCGCACCGGTGCCGCTCGACTTGCTCGTGACCAGAAACTTCGAGCCGTTCCACACGACCGTCGCATACGATGCAAGCGCGGCCTGAACGATCGATGCCACGCCGTTCAGATTCGAGGCCCCCGAGAAGTTCAGCGCGGACACATTCCGCACCGTTCCGTCGACGGTGATGTTGAACGCGCCGTTCGTGATCGCCTGCCATTGCGCGATGGCCTGCTGGCTGGTCGACAACACGCCGCCGTTCAGCACGCCGGACGTGGCGGTCTTCGCCCACCGGCCGATCAGCAGGCTGGCCGGCTGCGGCGATTGGTTGAAGTAGAGCTGTGCCGCCAGATATTCCGGCGCGGTCGTGCCGAAGTCGTTGGCGACATCCGTGATCTGGGCGTAGCTGCGCATGCGCTCGCCCGTATCGATGACGGGCGACGCGCCGAGCAGCAACGCGGTGTTGAGGTTCGCACCCTGCGCAGCAAGCGCGGTGAGCGTGACCGCGACACTGATGAGGCGGGCGACCGGAAGAGCCTTTGCCATGTGGTCCTCTATTGGTGAATGGTGGTGGTGCTCGCCACCGGCGCCGACGAATCAGTCGTCGAAGTCACCGAGGCGGAAAGCAGGTTGAGGACCGGGTAGGTCCGGGTGATCTTGCGGCGCAGCGTGACCGTGATGTCGTACCGCCTGATCCACTGCTGGTTGACGAAGTCTGGCGCCGCGCGGATCCCGGACACGCCGACGAACGCCATGTCGTTCACGCCGAGCGCCTCGCGGTTCTGCGGGATCGCCAGGCCGTCGGCCAGGCGCTGTGCGTAGCCCTTCGCGTTCGGCCCGTAGAATGAGCAGGCGACTTCGATACTCTGGTGCCGGATGTAGGTGTCGCTGCCGTCGCCCGTGCCGTCGTGCTGGATGACCGGATTGGCGTCGGGCGCCTGGTCGCTCACGCCGAACGCGCACCAATTCGCATCGGGGGCCGGCTGCTTGGATACGGTGGGGCGCCAGCGCGGCCTCACCAGATCGGGTGACAGCGCGGTGACGCCTGCGATCAGGTCATGCACCAAGTGATCGAGCGCGTCGTCCTCGTCCGGAGGCGCCTCGACGTTCGGCGCGAGGTATCCACCGGTCGAGCTATCGTTCATGAGGATCCCGTCAGAGGTTTCAGGTCGCACGTCGCGCAGACGAAGCCGCGGCCGAAGTGCGAGTAGTCGTTCACGTTGACAACGGTGTAGGTGGCGCCCTGCCAGACGATCTCGTCCGCGTCGGCAGTCGCATCTGGGCCGCCGTCACGCAGACGGAACGGCGTGTGCAACGTGATCGAACCAACGATTCGACTGCCGTCGGCGTTCCGATGCAGGATGTCTCCCTTGTCGCTGGTGACCACTGCGGCGAACGGGATCGGCGTGGCTGTGTTCGTCGCCTCACCGTAGGCATTGACCGTCTGCGTCATGCGATTGCAGATGAGTCCGGTGTTCATGAAATCCGGATCGAGCAGCACGTCGGTGACATCGAGAAACGCCATGCTCGGCTCCAATGCAAAAGGGCCGCGCGCGGCGGCCCATCGGGTTTGGGTTGAAAGCGTCCTACTTCGCGCCCTTCTTGCGCACGACGTAGGTGATCGACTTCAGGTACTCGCCAGTGTTGATCAGCGGGATGATGCCGGCCGCCGACTGGATCTCGGCCAGGCTCATGCCCGCCGCCTGCGCGCCGGCGTCGATCAAGGCGGCGTATTCCTTCTCTGCCTTGCGCGGGCCTTTCGTGCCGCGCTGCCGGTAGCGGTTCGCACCGTTGACGGCGCGAGCGGCGGCGGCACGTTGCTGCGAATGCGCAGCCGCACCGAGGAAGCCGCCAGCGTGCCGGCCGCGCCGAGCGACTGGCCGACCTTCTCGATGTTTCCGCTCAGCGCCGCATCGACGCCGCGCTGCAGTTGCGCAGTCACGCGCGGCAGCGCATCCTCGACGCCGGGCACCAGGTGCGGCCGTGCCGGCACGTTGTTGGCCGGCGAGCCCGTCTCCATGATGTAGCCGATCTCCGCGTTGCTAATCGGCGTGCCCTCGCTTTTCGGCCGGCTGTGCTGTCCGGCACGCCGACGAGCACCTCCTGATGCACCAGCGCGGCGATCGACTTCAGCACCGCATCGAGGTTGTCCTGCGTCATCTTCACTGCCATGCCGATCTCCCGCGCGCGGCGCGCGCTACACCTGCAGGCCGCCGGCGCCCATCATGCGCGCCAGCGTGAGGTAGCGGATGCCGTACATCGTGCTGTTCCAGAAACCCGCGCTGTCGAGCGTGACGGCCGACGTGTCGTAGCTCGCGCTGACCTTGTCGACCGATTTCGACGACTGCGGCGCGGCCGCCGCGCCCGGGACGCCGCCGACGGCGGCAGTCTTCTGGTCGCGCGCCGCCAGCGCGAGGTGGTGCGCGGTGACCAGCCCGACGCCGATGTCGGTCAACTCACACCAGCGCAGCGGGTTCACGAGCGAGACGGCCACGGTCAGCCAGATCTGCACGACCGCGTCGGGATACTGCGTTGCGTCGCCGAACTCGGGGAACGTCTGGCGGAACTGGGCGATGTCCACTGCTCACCTCGGTGTTGGATGGGGCCGACGGGCGCCGTTGCGGCGCGCCGCCGGCCGGCCATTATGCGCGCTTGCCGCCGCGCTGCGTGCCGGTGTCGGCCGGCGGCTTCTGCGCGGCATGCTCCTGCTCGCGCACCGCGAGCGTCTGCTCACGGACGTCGATAGCGGCCTCGCGCATGTCGAGGCCGTCGGCCCGCGCGGCCAGATCGCGCTCCATGGCTTCGAGCTCGACGCGCTGCGCAGCCAGGCGCCCGGCTTCGGCCGAGATCTCGTCGCGCGCGGCCGAGAGTTGCGCGGCCTGCGCGTCGAGCGCGGCGCGCGCCGCCGCGAGATCGGCGCCGTCGACCGGCGCGGCCGCTGGCTTCGGCGCGTCGCCGGGCGCGCGGGTGTGGTGCTTGACGTACCAGTGCTCGGCGACGGCCACCGGGATATCGCGCTCGCCCACGCTGAACTGCTCGAGCGTGCCGTCGTCGTGACGGAGCGTGAACGGGGTATGGACGTGGAGCTTCACCATGTCAGATCCCGTCCCGATACGCGCCCGTCGTGCCGTAGCGCCACTCGATCTGGCCCAGGCGCGACCAGTAGGTCGTGATCTGGAACAGCGAGCGGTACTCGAGCGGCGTGCGCTGGAGGTCGGTCATCGGGTACTGGACGTACTTCTTGTCGTTGTTGTACGCGACCATCCGATCCACCGTGCCGAGCGTGCCCGGCGTGCCGCCGGTACCGGCGCCGATCAGCCACTTCAGCGGCAGGATTTCCAGCTTCACGCCCTGCTGCGTGCAGATGTTGTTCTCAAGCAGGTACGTCAGGATCGACTTGTTGCCCGCCGAGCCGATCACCTGCGACGCCACCCAGCCGAGTTGCGCCGGCGGGAGCATCAGGCGATTCGGCTTGACCTTCCAGCCGGACGCCTGCCATGCCGAAGTCAGGATCTCGTTGACGTCCCTCAGGATCTCGTCGGGCGTCTTCGTGGTCCACTGCGGCGTGCCGCTCGCACCGTTCGCGACGTTCGTCACGCTCGCGACCGCGCTGTTCGAGTTGACCAGGCCGGTGAAGCCGATCTGCGGATCGCCGAAGTAGACGATCTGGTCGATATCCATGTTCCGCTTCAGGTTCATGGCGTCGACCTTCTGCGCGTCGATCGGCATGCCGAGCAGCTGTGACTTGACCAGCTCGGGCACCGTGTACTTCACCTCGGCCCCCCAGAGGCGCATCGGCTGCGGCGTCTTGCCGATATCGACGGACGGCCCGGCGATCGCGTTGCCTTCATTCGAAATCCAGTTCAGACCGTTCGGGTTGATGCCCCCGTTCATGCCGTATGCCGACTTCGTGAACGAAGCCACCTCATCGGCCGCCGATACGTCGGTGCGGATGAAGACGTCACGCGACCACGTGTACTCGACGAGCGGCTCGTTCAGCGTCTGGTCGAGGCGTTCGAGCTGGCCGACCAGAAACGCGCCGGTCGAATCGACCGTGGCGCGGTCGTAGGTGTACTGCTGGTCCTGCGTGCGTGCGCGGATCAGCCGGCGCGTGGCATCCGCCACGGCCGCCGACATCGGGGGCGCCGCGAGCGACGCCCCGGCACGGCGCAGGTGCTTCTGTACGGACATGTCCATGTTCAATGGCTCCAGAAATGCAAAGGCCCCGCGTCAGCGGGGCCAGAGGTGAAGCGCTGTGCAGCGCCGGGAAATCAGATGTTGACGGCGATCTCGACGACGCCGTTGGCGTCGGCGGGACCGGTGAAGTACCAACTGGCGGGCATCGCGACCGTGTTGGCGCTGGTCGAGTCCGCCGCGGCCTCGAAGCCGCCGAGCGGCTTGCCGGTCGCCGCGCCGGCGACGCGCACGTAGACGGTGCCGCCCTTCGTGGCTGCGGCCGTACCGCCGAGCGAGACCATCTCGTAGCCGCGCTTCAGCACGTCCGTGGCGCCGCTGGTCGGCGGCGTCGACGTGCCAAGCGGATCGGTGCCGTTGCCCTGGATCGGGTACGGACGCAGGTTCACGCCGTAGACCGACGCCGCGGTGTCGGCCGCGTTGTTGATCGGCTGGATCTTGCCGTTGACGAGCTTCACGGCCACGCCGAACGCCGTCGGGGGCGCCGCGGGGTCGATCAGCTGCGTCTCGATCGTCGCCACCTCGGCGCGCTGCAGGTCGCCGGGGAAACCCGCCGGCATGCGGAATTGATACGCTTCATACGGGGAAGGCATGTCGGCTCCTTACTTGTGGTTCGCCCAGAATTCGGCGTGGACTACGTTGATATCCTTCTTCTCGGCAGCGCCACCGGCCGCTGCACCGTCACCGGTCTTGCGCGTCACGGCGGCCGTGTTCTTGCCCTTCACCAGCGCGGCCGCCGCGTTGAAGTAGCCCGCCACGACCGCGCACGGCATGCCGGTCACGTCCGCGCCGCCGAGCACCGACTTCACGGTCTCGGCGTTCTCGTTGTCGAGCGCGGCGCGCAGCGCGCGCCGGCGCAGCACGCACAGCGAGTCGGACGTCTTCTTGCGCACCGCCTTCGCGTCGAACGTCGGCAGGCGCACGCCGGGCGCGAGGATCTCGGCCAGCGACAGCGCCTGGCGGAACTCGTCGGCCAAGCCCTTGCTGTCGCCGGTCTTCGCGGCTTTCGTGTCCGGGTTGTCGTCGGGATCACCGTCCATCGTCGGATCGTCGTCCGGGTCGTCGTCGGGATCGACATCGCCCGTCGGCGTACCACCGGCCTCGAGCTTCGTGACGCGCTCGGCGAGCGCCGTGAGCTTGCCGTCGACGCCCTGCACCGCGGCGAGCACCTTGGCGATCGGGTCGTCGGCGCCGGCACCGCCGCCGTCGTCGCCCGTAGCGCCGGCCGCCGGCTTCGCCTCGGCCGTGCCGGGCATGTGGATGTGGATCTGCGGCTGGCCGTCGCCGGGCTCGGCGCCCTCGTCGCCGGTCATCTCGGTTGCTGCCTTCTCGAATGCATCGGCGTCGCGCGTCATGAATGCCTTGCGCAGCGCGTCGACGAACTTCGAGGTCTTCGTGGTTGCCATTCTGGAATCTCCTGTCGGGAGTAGGTTGGGACTGCTATCCCCGATCGAACAGACCGGGCCACAGCGGGCGTTTTTCACGAGCGCAACGTGGTTTCCCACGATCCGCACCTGACGCGCCCGCCCCGGCGCGATTTGCTCGTAGTCGGCGTCGTATCCGTTGCTGACCTGCGTCAGCTCCTTTGCCTGCACGCGGCGGATCGCCTCCGCGTCCTCGATCAGCAGGTCGGCCAGCATCAACTCGGACTGCGCACCCTCGCCGCGTCGCACGTTGCGCACGGTGCCGCGAGTGACGGTCATGTAGTTGGCCGGCGTCACGAAATCCGGCGGGTGATCGATCGTGACCGTTTTGGTCTCGAAACTCGCGAGCGTTTCGGGATCGAACAGGACGTCGGCGTCGCGCTCGGCGACGATGATCCCGTCCTTCGCTTCCAGCTCCGGCAGCTCGCTGTAAACGTAGTCCTGAGTGCCGGTGCGCGCGATCGGCACCGCCTCGCAGAGCAGGAAGCCCTCGGGCGTCAGCGACTGACGCTCGCCGATCTGCTCGGCCGTCAGCACGCCCGAGTCGGTGATGCCGTCGCGCGTGTGGACACGCGCCGGCGCCGCGTGCGCGCCGCCACACACGCAGGCGTGGTCGGCCGTCCGGATTCGAAGAATCGTCATTGGAAAATCACGCCAGAACGGCGTATGTCTTTGTTACAACAGGGGAATTTGCAGCGGGTCGGGGCAGCGCTATAATAGGCACGTGGACCCCGGAGGTTTAAACCATCCCGCCCTGGCAGCGGTGAGGTACCTTACTTAAACGGGGTCCTTTTTCATTTCACGAGTCCGTGGTCGTAGTACCGACGCCCGTCGGAGAAGTGCTTCACGGTCAGCATCACGCGGTGCGTGCGCCCGTCGATCGTCACCGGCGCCTCGTAGGTCTCGACTCCCAGCACGTTCACATCCCCGCGCTTGTCGGGTGCGGTCGCGACGAGCTTCGCGCGCTCGAGCAATGCCGGGATTGCCGGAACGGTCCGCACAAGCGCGTCCGACGCGCCGGCGATCGTGTGCTTCACGCCGCTGCGCGTCACCGTGATCTCGTTGCCAGTCGCCCGATTGCTGAACGCCTTGCCGACGAAGTGCGCCTGCGCGTGCGCGAGCGCCTTCTGGCGCAGTTCTTTCATGTCGGCGTAGTCGCCGAGCTCATCGCCTTTCAGCTTCACCGGGCCGGCGGCCGCGCTACTAACGCTGCTTCCGCTGCCGCTCCCTTCCCCGAACTGGCCGTTGGCCGCGCGCCGGTGCGCCGACTCGTTCCACCCCGCAGAGTCCCGCGTGTGGATGAAGATATGGAGGTGTCGCGCCATCAATCAGGCAGAACGGGGTCGCTCCAGCAGCGACAGTTGTAAATACAGCCGGCGTGCGCTCGGGCACCGCTGCGCTTGTCCGCGATCGGCGGGTCATCCCACCTAATGAACTGACCATTCAGCTCGCGATGGTCCTCGCGGACTGCGCCATCGCCGACGTCGCGCCAGAAATAGCCGGGACTCCCGATGCGAGCCGCCCGCGCCTGCGTGAGCACCGTCGACGCGCGCGAGACCTCAGTGCGCGCGATCATGGTGGCGCGGCTCGCCGCCACCTCGCCCGAGGCGGCGATCATCTTGGCGATCTCGCTAGAGCGCGTGCTGTCGGCCAGGCCCTCCAGCGTCAGCTTGTGCACGCGGTCCGCCGCCTCGCGCGGAATCGAGGTAATCAGCGTGACCTGCTCGGCCATGAGCTGGCGCAGCGCCTCGCCGGTCGGCGCGTTCTGGATCTCGTCGCGCAGCGCGCGCGACATGTCGGCCGCGCGCTGCATCCAAGCCCGCTCGTCGCGACGCGACAGGTCGGCCAGCATGCGCGCTGCCGTCGACTCGGCCCACGGCGCGAGCGCGTCGGCGTAGCGCCGAAGCAGTTCCTCGATCGTTGGCGCAAACGATGCGTCGCCGGCCGGGAAGCCGTTCACGAGCACGCCGACCTGCTGCGCGATCTTGCGCAACTGCGTGCCGTACTGCTGCTCGGGCACGCTCAGGCGGACCGGGTTCTTCTTCCGGCCGCGCTTCTTGTCGAGGGTGAGGATCATCGGCGGCGGAACAGGCGACGGATTAGAGAATCACCAGTGCGCGCCGCCAGCGACGGCAGTACCGCGCCGCCCGGCAGCGACGTGTCGATGTCCGGCGGCTCGGCCAGTCGCTCGTCCTGCTCGGCCTGTGTGATCGCCTCGTCGGAGATGTCGCCGAACATGCCAGTGTCCGGCGAGGACGCCTTCAGTTCGCGCATGCCCTGGCTGCGGCTCGCGAGGTCGGCCTCGACGGCGCCCGTCACTGCCTGCACCGTCTTTACCGCGATGTCCGCCTTCTCGGCCGCCGTCATCTCCTGCAGCGGCCGGAACTCGTAGCCGAAGTCGTCGGGCAGCGGCCTCCCGAGCACCGAGCACGACAGCACGTCGAGCAGCACGTGCAGCGGGTTCCGTAACTTGCGCTCTTGCCGAGCATGCACCTTCTCGTGGTACAACTGGCGCGATCCCTCGCCGGTGTCGCTCAGCCCGGCCGGCTGTTGGCCGAACAGGCGATCGAGCGGCATGCCGAGCGCGCCACTCAGTTGCATCGCGAACTGCAGCATCACGTCCGACAGCCCGCTGAAGCCGAACTGGTGCGCCTCGAACTTGTCGGTAGTGTCGATCAGCGTGAGGCCCTCGTTCGTCTGAGCGAAGCGAATCATCTCGACCTGCTTCATCAAGCCGGCCATCGCCGGGCCGCCGGCCGCGATGATGTCGCGCAGTTTCTCGACGCTCAGCGTCCGCAGGTGCGCCTTGTAGACGAGCTGGCCGACGCCGACCGTCGCGCTATCGAACGCGATCAGGCGGTCCCACATGGGCTCGAGGATCGACAGACCCCAGCCGTTCTCGCTGATGCGCTGGTAGTACGGCAGCGCCTCGCCGTCGAGACGGATGACGCGGCTGTAGTGGATCTTCTCGCCGGCCAGCGCCACCGACGCCGGCAGCACGTTGTAGAACTTCGGCATGCCGAGGTCCGGCCCGAGATCGGTCACGAGTTCACCGACCGGGGGGGCCACCATCCAGCGGTCCAGCACCAGCAGCCCCTTGAACTGGCCGAGCCCGATCGTCTCGCGCCGCAGCGGCGTCGACATGTCCTGGCCGTCGATCAGCATCACCGCGATCGCGCCGCCGTAGAGCTGCGCCCACTTGCCGGTGTCGCACAGGTGGTCCCAGATTCCGAGCCGCGTCAGCGCCGTCTCGAGCTTCGTAATGTCGTCCGGCTCAAGGCCGGACATCTCGATGCCCTTGCGGGTCATATCCTCGGGAATCGCGTCGACAGCCGCGCGCACGATCCACGAGCCGCGGTACGCCGCCTCGAGCCAGATCCGGTTTCGGCTCTGGTAAGTCAGCGTGTACTGCGAGGCCGACGACTGATTGTCGGCCCCCCAGCCGAGGCGCGCCTGAAAGTTGGCGTACGAGTCGGCCGTGCGGATGCCGGCCGACACGCCGGCCGGCGCCGGCGGCCGTGAGGGTTTCTTTCGCGACATTCTGGGTCGGTCCGATGGTGATCAACTGCTACCGAAACGCTCCCAGACCGATAGGTCTCGCGCGGTTCCCAGCATGTCGTTGATGGCGTCGACCATGGGGTCGATCTGGTCGTCGTGCATATGCGTGTCGTCCGCGGTGAACGAATCGCACTCGTTGATGAAGTCGTTCACCCATGGCGCCTCGGCGGGCACTGCGACGTTGCCGACATGGATCTGCGACACCACATCCATCACGCGGGTAAGCTTGTCCTTCACACGCTCGATGCCCTCGATCGGGATGCCGCCCGTGGCCTGGATGTCCTGAATCAGCCCGGTACCGCTCGACTTGTCCTCGACCTTCATCTGGCGCAGCACCGGCGCGTTCGGGTCGCCCGCGCCCTCGGCGTTGTGCTTGTTCCAGAAGTCGATCGCGCGCTGCTTCAGCTCGGGCGCCTTCCACTTGCCGCGAATCTGGTCGATCAGGTAGAGCCGCTTGTCGTAGCCGAGACCCCAGCACTGGAACACGCTGTAGTCGTTGCGCTCGGCCGTCTTCTGCGCGGTGTCGGCGAAGATCTTCCGGTACTGCAGTTGCGGCAGCGCGCCGTAGCGCAGGAACTTGCCGCTCTGGATGATCCCGCCGCCCAGCGGCGCGGGCCGCTGCATGTACTGGCCGTTGAAGACGTAGGGGTCTGCCGCTTCGGAGGCGAGCAGGTCCTGCAGCGGCTCCTTGTACGGCCAGTAGCTGAAACGGCCGTCGGCGTCCTGCTCGTCGCACTCCACCAGCGCGCGCACGCGCTCTGGCAGCGCCGCGACGTACTCGTCGGTGATCAGCGCCGGGATCTCGATGAATTCCCAGTCGCCGGGCAACTTGCCGGCCTTGATGAAGCCCGTCGGGTCTTCCTCGGCGAGTCGCTGCATGATCACGATGATGGGCGTGTCCGGATTCGCCTTCCGGCTCTTCACGGTCGACAGCAGCTTGCGGTTCGCCTTGTCGCGGTTCGTCTTGCTGTAGGCGTCCTCCACCTTCAGCGGGTCATCGATGATCAGCGCGCCCTGCCAGCCGGGCGCCATGTGGCCTGCGCGGAAGCCGGTGATCTGGCCGCCGAGCGACACCGCGTAGACGCCGCCCGCCTTCTTCCCGTCGACCAGCACGTTCCAGCGCTTCTTCGACTTTGCGTCGTCGGCCACCTTCAGCGGCCAGAGCGCCTGGTATTCGTCGGACGCGACGATGTCGCGCGCCGTCTCGCTGTTGAGCAGCGCCAGGTCGTCCGAATAGCTGATGTGCAGGAACCGAGCGCGCGGGTTCAGCGCCAGGCCGCGCGCGATTAAATTAATCGCGACCAGCTCGGTTTTTGACGAGCCCGGCGGTACGTTGATGACGACGTTCTTCAGCGTGCCGTCGATGACGCGCTGCACCGTGTCGGCGATCAACACGTGGTGCCAGTTGACCCGGAACTTGATCGCCTGGCGGTGCTTGAAGAAATACCGACTGAAAAACAGGTGATCCCGCTCGCACTTCGTCTTCAGAACGGCCCGCTCGATTGAGGGGTCAATACTCGTCTTCGAGCTTGGCGACGGCGGCTGCGACCTGGCTTTCATCGACGACGACCGTCCTGTTCTCGATCGGGCCGCCCCCATCCCCGGTATGTTCGTGGCGGCGCCGGTTCGTGAACGCGTCGCCGGCTTCCTTGGCCGCCTGCTCGAGCAGTTGCGCCATCAGTGGCAGGTTGCCGCGGTGCTCGGCCAGCGCGACCGCGCGCTCGAGCGCGCGCAGGCGCACGGCGCGGTGCGAGATGCCGATGCGCGACGTGTCGTTCAGGAACTCTTCACGCGTGCGCTCGAAGATCGCCCGGTATTTCTTGCTGAGCGCATAGCCGGCGGCCTTGGTCGGGTCGTAGCGCTCGCACGCCTGCGGCGAGACGACGACACCGAACTCCTCGAGCACCGACTTGGCGGCGCGCGACGGCGTGTCGAAGCAGGCGAGCGCCCGTGTGACGAACACCTTGATGTTGTCGGGAAGTGATGCCATGGCGGGAATCGATCAGGGTTACGCCGCTCGCAACATGCAGGTGCCGCAGGCACGCGCGATGTCCGCGTGACCAACCTCGGGGGCGCGCCGCGCGGCCTCGACCAGCTTCGCAGTGTCGCCGGCCGCGCCGCCGACTCCGTAGCGTCGGACGATGCCGACGAACTCCTCGACGTCGTGGCCGCGGATGCCGAGCTTCGGCAGGCCGTCCTTGGTGAATGCCGGCGCGCCGAACTCGTCGAGCCGCTGGCCAACGTGATATATCTCGTGCTCCACGAGCGCGCAGAACTGCGCATCGCTGCACTCGCGCGCGTAGTGCGCGTCGAGCGTGATCAGGAACGCCGGCACGTGGCCGAACCACTCGCAGAACTGCTGCTCCTGCCTGGCGCGCTGCCAGCCACCGGCGCGGATCATGACCTCCTCGCACTGGCCGATCACGCGGCGCATCTGGCGCGTGTTCCCGACGGCAGCCCAGAGGTAGGCAATGTCGGCGTCGACGAGGTGCCCATGATCGGGGTTGCGCAGCGGCGCGCCATCGGCGAGGAAGGTCGCCTGCACCCATTCGGCGAGGCCGTCGGCCGGCGCGATGGGGCTCAGCCAGTTCGATTCGTCGAAGAGAATGTCGGGCGGCGCGGGCCGCGCCGATGTGCGCCCAGGCAGTCTCAGCGGCTTCGCCATGATCGGTCGGCTTAACGGCGGCCGCGCACGCGAATGGAGAGAGCGATCGCGCCAAGCGACACCGCTGCCAGCATGCCGATTGCGATCTTCAGCGCTCGGATCTCATCGCGCTGCTCGTCGGCTCGTCGGTCTGCGGCCGCGAAGCTCTCGTTCAGCTGCGCGGCGGTGAGCACCTGGCCGGGCTGGAATTCGACGGGCGCCGCATCGGCGGCAGTGGTAGCCAGCACCACGGTAGCGGCCGCGACGGCCAGGGTCTTGCGGATGACTGCCTTCATGGTGACGCCTCCGGAAATGAAAAAGCCCGCTGGCTTTCGCTCAGCGGGCTTTGGTCGCAACTTCGACGTGTATCGAATTTCGCGGATTATTGCCGGTTTTTTCGGCAAGTGCAAGAAATTTTCGCGGCGGGGCGCCGCGCGCTACGCCGCGACGTCGCCCTGCTCGAGTAGCCCGAGTTCGTAGAAGCGCCGTTCGACCGCGCTCCACGCCACATCGGACACGCCCACCCGCTCGGCGGCCACGGCAGACTTCTTGTTCCCGTCGATCCATCGCCGCACCGCGGCGTTGTGGTTGCTGACCGTCTTCACGTTCGCGTCACAATCCTTCGCGATGTCCTCGAGGTTGCGCTTCACGCCGAACACCTTCTCGACGATCGCCCGCCGCACCCGGTAGTGCGAGAACCCGGAGCAGTACGCGGCCGAGGCGTCCGTCAGCCACGAGATCGCCGCCTGCCACTCGATGTTCGGCCGCCAGCGCGAGCAGCACGGGTGTCCGCACTCGCAGGCGAGCTGCTGCGGTGCGGCGCGCGCCACGACCACGCAGAGGTGCAGTTCGGGCAGGTTTTTCGATCTCGCTGCGGATCATGCCGGCCTGGCCGGCGCCGTCCAGCCCGACCAACCCCATCCCGGACCCGCCGCCCGGGCCGCGCATGCGCTTCGCCATGATGGTCTCGCCGAACTGCTGCGACGAGTAGCAGAGCGCAAACCGCACGGCGTCGAACGCCGACTTGAACACGATCTCGCTCACCGCACACCTCGCGTCGTCATCGCCAGCGCGCGGTGCGCATCGAGCCCGCGCTCGTAGCCGCACAGGTTGCTGCTGAAATCGGGCCGGATGCGTGTATCGACATGCGCGTCGGGCTTGCGCCGCGTGCCGGCCAGCGAGTACCAGCGGCCGTCCACCCGGCTCTCCGTGTCCAGCCGCACGAGCGCCGCGTCGGTCGCGAGCAGCAGCCGCACGGACGACAGCGGCGCACCGAGCTTGGCCGCGAGGTCGGCCGCTCGGTACCGGTTGCCCGGCTTCATCACCCCGATTACCCCGTTGATCGTAAGTTTCACGTTCTTGGTCTTCACGTCCGGCTCCTACGCCCGTTGCAGATTCAATTCGATGGCCTCGATTCGCACGCCCGGCGTGCGCGCGTAGCGTTTCGAGACCCAGAGATCGACGACCTGGCCGTCGTCGACGTACACCACCCCGTTCATGCCGTCTTTCAACGCCTTGACAACGTTGTCGGCGTCCGGCTTCTTCGTCGCGCCGATCTCGCCGGCGGCGGCGGCCAGCTGGCGCTTCTGCGACCAGCTGGCCGGGATCGGCACGCCGATGTTCACGATGAGCCGGATCGGCCCGGGATACGGCTCGGCGCTGCGCATGGCGGCGCGCGCGGCCATCTTCACGAGGTTTTCGTACCGCTCGGTGGCCTCCGGCGTGAACGTCCGGACGTGGGCGCCCTGGCGCGCGAAGCGTGGCCGGCCCTTCGCGACGGGCGTGCCGGGCACAACGAACTCGACGCGGCGCGCGACGGGCGACTCGGCAATGAGGGATTGCTGGGTCACCGCAGCACCTCAAGCGAGAGCCGGCCGAGCCGGTAGACCTTGCGATGGCCATAGCGCTCGGAGAAGTAGCGCCGGTAGTCGATCTCGATTGCGAGCCCCTTGCCGCGCACCCGGAAGCAGAGGCCTTTGCGGTGAGCGCAGACGAACGTGTCGCGCGAAAGTTTGATCAGCATGCCCGCGCCTCCCGGGTCTTCCACGCACGCTCGACGTCCTCGCGCAGTCGGCGGGCCGCGTCAGCGCCGCGCTTCGACTCGACCTGCAGCAGGTACGCCTTGCGCACCGCACGGCTGGGCATAGCGAGCACGTGCCGGACCTCGCACTCGTGGCGGCGTTGTTCGTCGTTCATGCGGGCACCTCGTCGGGCACCTCGGCGCCGAAGCGGCTGGCCACGAACACGCGCATCGCAGCAGTGAGTCGGGTCGAGCCAAAGTACGAAATGACGAGATCACCATAGACGGTCTGCGCAACACAAGACTCGGGATCACCGGCGGCGGTAAGCAGCTCGATCCGCTCGCGCCCGATGATCGGACCGCCGTGCGCCCAATCGGTCGAGTAGCGAGGGCATTCCTTGACGCTCCCATACCGCCCCTGCTTGAGCCAATAGCGGCCGAATTCCGGCTTCGCCGTCGCCAACACATCGCCCTCCGCGCGTGCGACCCACAGGTCGAGCAGCGCCCCGCTCAGTTCGCTCACCTTCATCGCCCGGTTCCCCCCAGCATTGCGCCGGCCGCGACGGGCCCGGCAGAGTTGCGAAACGCGCGGTTGTGGTCATCACGCCATGGGCCATCGCCCGCGGCGTTCAGCACGCGCAGCTTGAATTCCGGACACGTCTCGTGCTCGTCCTGCTCAAGGCCGAGCGAGCGGCCGTGCGCGACGACGCCGGACCAGCTGGTCCACCACGGCCCGGCGGGCGCGGCGCGCGCGCCGGCGCCGGCGCGGCCTGCCCGTGCTGCGATGGCGTCGGGCAGCATCGAGTTGAGCAGGCCGACGTTGAGCGGCTGGTCGGACTTCTCGCGCCTGCGGCGCGCCAGCGCGGCGCCAATCGCCGTGCGCAGATCGTCGGGCGTGGCGCCGAGCGCCGGCCAACCGGCCACGCGCTCGTCGTCGACCACAAACGCCACGCCGTTCGAGCGCAGGATCTCGACGAAAGCGGCGGCGGCGTTCGGCGCGTCCTCGCGCGTTACTGCCTGTGCTGTGCCGCCGCCGCTTGTGTTTACTTCTTGGTTATTGGTTCTTGGTTCTTGGTTAGTTTTAGAACCGGTTACGGATTGCCCCCCGCTGGCATCCGGATCAGAACCGGATGGAAACCCAGTGGGTTTTTCTTGGGTTCCAGTCGGGTTCTTTTTGCCACCCGATCCGGGTCCTGATGGCTTCTTCGGCCGGCCGCCCTTCTTCCCGTTCTCCTGGGCGGTTTCGGCGCGCGCGCGGTACGCTGCAATCTCGATTTCGCAGCGATCGTGGACGTAGCCGTCTTCGGTCTGGGTGAACTTGAACCGGAGCAGGTTCGCGACCGCTCGACGCTCGTCGTCGCTGCTCACGCCCACGGCGTAGCACACCGCGTCGAGATCGAGCGGGAGCGGCTTTTCGGTGTCGTAGTAGACGTCGATCAGGTCGCGGTAGATCCAGCGCTCCACGCGGCTCATGTTGACCGTGCCGGAGCGAAAATCGCCGATGTGATGGGGGTAGTAGTTCATGGGCGCCATTCCTCCACGAGCTTCGCGCCCTTCGACCGATTGCACGGCCGACAGGAGGTTACGAGGTTCTGTTCGGTGGTCGGGCCGCCGCGCGACAGCGGCACGACGTGGTCGGCTTCGAGGTAGACGCCGCGGGCGCCGCAATACCGGCAGGTGTAGTCGTCGCGCGCGAAGACGACGGCGCGGATGCGTGCCCACTCGCCGGACTCCATCTCCAGGCGGCGAATCATCCGCGCCTGCAGGCGCAACTTGATCGGCCAAACGCGGCGCGCGTGCGCTGCCACCACGGGGTGATACAGCCGACCGTCGGAGCATTTCACCCACCCACGCAACGCGCCGACGCGCACCGTTTTTCCATTCGGTGACCACGCGGCCGTAGCCGGCCAGTTGCGCGAGCACGCGGTCGTCATCAGGCAGCGACGCGGCCGGCACCTGGTGCCACGATGCGCACCAGAGCATCACCGCAGAGCGAAATTCGTCAGCCGACGAGAGCGCGGCGATGTCGCTGTCGCGCAGCCGAACGACGTCGAGCGGCATGAACGCAAATGAGCGCAGGTCGCACGTCGGATCGGTGAGAGGATTCGGGAGGTCCATCATTCGCAAAGCCCATAGGCGGACGAGCAGGCCGTAGCCGGCTCCGCGTCCGCGAGTAAGTCGTATTGCCGGCCGCCGCGCGTGGTCTTCGACCACTCGACGACAGCCTCAATCGTGCTGCCCTGGCCGGCGTGCGACTGCGTGCCAAGGTGGAAGAACGAGACGGGACTGCGCGGGCGGCATACTTCGGACACCAGCCGCTCCCACGCGGCGATTCGCTCGATGTGCTCCGGGAAGCGGCGCGCGATCTCGCGAATCTCGCCTTTCTGCGCGTTGATGCAAGGCATGCAGCCGACGCGGGACATGCCCTCGCGGTACAGCGGGTTCGGCGCGATACCGGCCGCCGCGTGCGCCTCGAACACGTCGGCGACGTTCCAGCGCAGGATCGGCCGGAACACCGCGTAGTGGCCACCGCGCCATTCGTAGTGCGGCAGCCATCGGCGTGCGTCGCTCTCGTCCGCGCGCACGCCTTGCCACGATTCGACGAAGAAGCCGGCGTCGATCAGGCCGATCGCGTACTCGGTCAACGGGTTCCGCTTCAGGTACTCGGTGCAGAACTGGCGCTTGCGCGACGGGAAAACCGCCACGCACCATGCACAGGTCGAGGAACGGGTTTCCCGTCGGATGCAGCAGATCCAAGGCCCGCGCCGCCGCCTCGGGCGTCCACGCGTACATGAACTCGCGATTGCCGTAGACGGACGACTCGGGCTCGCCGGCGGCGAGCCGCGCCAGGTTCGCCCGCTTCGTCGCGAACTCGTCGGCGAAGTCGGCCCGCACCACATCGACGGTGATGCCGAGCGCGCTAGGCAGGTAGTCGAGCGCGTAGGCGTAGGTGGCCTCGTGCTCGTTGCCGGTGTCCGCGAACACGGCGCGCACGTTCTCGCGGCCGTGCAGCTCGAGCGCGACGAGCAGCGTCGCGGTGCTGTCCTTGCCGCCGGACAGCGAGACGACGTGGAGGGTCTGGCGATCGGTCACGAGACCTCCAGCATCAGGCCAAGCTGCCGCAGGCGATCGCGCTGCAGCGGTTCGTAGTCGGGATTGAGTTCGCAGCCGAGGAAGCGCCGGCCGAGCCGCTGCGCGACCTGGCCGACGGTGCCACTGCCGAAGAACGGATCGAAGACGACGTCGCCCGGCCGGCTGCCTGCGAGCACGCAGGGCTCGACGAGGGCCTCGGGGAAGGTCGCGAAGTGGGCGGCCACGTAGGGCTGCGTGGCGATGGTCCAGACGCTGCGCCTATTTCGAGTGCCAAGGTCGCCGGGGTCTGCGTCGCGCTCCCTCTGCGCGTAGTCGACAAGCCCAGCCTTTGTACGATGCTTCTCGTCATTGGCCGACGCGGTCGTGCCCTTGTGTGACTTGTTGCCGGGAACGCGGCGCTTACCAAGCACAGCGTTATCGTCTGCCCCACCGACGTAGCATCCACCCCGAAAAACGCTGCTGTCCTCGTCCTGAGTGCGCGGCTCGCGCATCGCCTGATGGTCGAAGTAGTACCGCTCGCTCTTGCTGAGCAGGAACATGTACTCATGCGCCTTCGTGCAACGGTCGCGCACGCTCTCTGGCATCGGGTTGGGCTTCGCCCAAATGATGTCCTGCCGGAGATACCAGCCGGCGTCCTGAAGCGCGAAGGCGAGGCGCCAGGGCTGGCCGACGAGATCCTTCGGCTTCAGGCCCTCGACGCGCACATCGGAGCGCGGCACCTCGGCATCGTCGCGCCGACGGCTGGCCGTCATTGGCCGCCGGAGGCCTGCGCTTGCACGGTTGCCCTTGTTCGCGGACGAAGGGTCAAACGATCCCCGGCCACCGCCCGCGTAGCTATCGCCCATGTTGATCCAGGCCGTGCCGTCGTCGGCCAGCAGCTGGCGCGCGAGGCTGAACACCTCGACGAGCGTGTCGATGAACTCGCGCAGCGTCGGCTCCTGGCCGATCTCGCGATGTTTGTCCGGATGCCCGTCGGGCAGGTATGAACGCAGGCCCCAATACGGCGGGCTGGTGATGATCGTCTGCACGCGCACGCCGTCGTCGAGCATGGTACGCATCAGGTCGCGGCAGTCGCCGCGGTGGGATCGGTCGAGCCAGTTCATGCGACCGCCCGTTGCAGTTGCGCCTCGTGCGCGAAATTCGCACGGATCAGTGCCTCGGCGACGTCGGGGCAGACGCTGTTTCCGATCATCCGTACCTGGGAGGATTTCGACAGCGGTCTGCCGTCGACCTCGGGCGCCAGCACGTAGCTGTCCGGGAAGCCCTGCGCGCGGGCGAGCTCGCGCGGCGTGAGCATGCGCATGCCGATGTCGACGATCGCGTAGTCCTCGCCGCGGATCGTGACCAGGCCGAATCGGTCGTGCGTAGGGACCGTGTGCAGGGGCTCGGACAGCGGCGCGCCGTCAGCGGTGCCGTAATACTTCACCAGGAACGCTCGCACCTCGGCGTGATGAGTGCCGCCGGCGCTGATGGTGTGCAGCGGCTCATCGATACGCGCGCCGTCGCGGCACGTGCCGCGCAGCTTCACCAGGTGCGACACGGCCATGGCGGTGTCGGCCTTGCTGGTGATCGTCGCGGCCGGCTCGCCAGCGTCGCGCGGGCGCGATTGCGCGGCGCGGCCGCCGCAGCCGACGAGTTGCGCGGTGACGAGATGGTGATGATCCTGCGTCGTGATCGTGCTGGCCGGCTTGTCGAGCGGCGCGCCGGGCGACTCGTGGCCACCGTAGTGCTTCGCGAGGAACGCGGCGACGACTGCATGCTTCGCACCGCCGGCCACGACGGTACCGAGCGGCTTGTCGAGCCCGGGCGCGCGCGGCGCCTGGCCCGGCCGCTCGCCGTAGCCAGTCTGCACCAGCGTGGCCGCGACGACACCGAAGCGGTTGGCCTGCGTTGTCACCGTGTGCAGCGGCGCATCGGCGGCTTGGCATGGCGTGTCGCCGAAGTTGTGCTTCACCAGGGTCGCCGCGACGAGCGCCTGCTCGCCGCGCTTCGCCGTCGTGATGGTGGCGAGCGGCGCGCCGGCCGGCCGCGTGCGATCGTCGCCCTGATGGGTGATGTGCATGACCGTGGGCACGACGACGCCGAAGCGCGCGGCGCCGGCCATGACCGTGTGCGCCGGCTCATCGAGCGCCTGGCCGGTGCTGTTCTGCGCAAACTTGACGATGAACGGATCGGCGCTGTTCACGACGAATTTCATGATGCCGCGCGCGATGCGGCGCATCGTGGCGTCCTTCAGCGGCCGCTCGCGCTCGAAGATCGACGGGCACGGGATCGTCCAATCGATGCAATCAGCGGCCGTGCGCCAGGGCGCCAGCTTGCCAGCGCGCACGGCCGCGCCCTTCGGGTCGCCATGCGTCGGCGTCGGCCACACGATTGGCAGCCCGTCGCGACGCGCGACCAGAAAGAAGCGTTTGCGGATCGTCGGCGCGCCGAAGTCGCACGCGCGCAGCTCGCGATGGTCGACTGTGTAGCCCTGGCGCTGCAGCGCGTTCACGAACGAGCGGAACGTGCGGCCGCGGCGCTTCGGGCACGGCCGACCATCGGCGCCGAGCGGCCCCCAGGTCACGAACTCTTCGACGTTCTCGAGCATGATGACGCGAGGCTTGACGGTGGCCGCCCAGCGCAACGCGATCCAGGCTAGGCCGCGGATTTTCTTCGACACCGGCTTGCCGCCCTTCGCCTTGCTGAAATGCTTGCAGTCGGGCGAGAGCCAGACGAGGCCCACCGGCCGGTTGTCGGTGATCGCAATCGGATCGACGTCGAACACGCTTTCGCAGTAGTGGGCGGTGCGCGGGTGATTCGCCGCGTGCATTGCGAGCGCTTCGTCATCATGGTTGATCGCGATGTCGACAGGGCGCCCGAACGCGCGCTCAAGGCCAGTGGAAGCGCCACCACCGCCCGCGAAGTTGTCGACGATCAGCTCGCTCCCGAGGTCGAGCGGAAGCGTATTGAGGTCGCGCCTCATGCGCGACCCCGAAGCACGAGCGCGAGACAGCCAATGAAGATAGCGCCGAGCGCGATGAAGCAGAGAGTGGCGATCGCCATCGTGAAACCCCGTCAGGTGTGGCGGCTCCGCAGAGCCAAGATTGCTGGCGCGCGCTGTCGCGCGAGCAGGTGCGCGGGAATGCGGTCAGCTGAAACCGTCGTCGTTCAGCAAGCGGATCGGCGCGGCGTCGGGCCGCACGCGCTCGAGCATCCAGAGCTCGTCGGGCCGATACGCGGCGTGGTCGCGAGGCGGGTCGCGGTAGATAAACAGGTGATGCTCGCGCTCGAAGCCTTGATAGACCATCGGTCGGCCGAGCTTGATCGCGAAGAGCTTGCCGATGTCGCGCGCGGACAGATTCATGCGGCCACCTGGCGCGCGGCGAACATCTGCTGCACGTAATCGCCGATCGCCTGCTGGCTGAGCCGGCGGTACTGCTCTTCGGCGCGGCGCGCCTGCAGCGCGAGCCACTGCCGCGGGTAATCGCACCCGGTGAACATGCAGAACAGGTGCAGCTTCGTCGCGGGGAAGGGCCGCCGCCCGGCGATCAGGTCGCCCAGGTGCGGATAGTGGATCTTCGATTTCTTCGCGAGCGTCTTTCGATCGAAACGCGTGACGCCGATCTCGAGCGCCTTCGCCAGGCATTCCTCGAACGTCATCGCCTCGATTTCGCTCTCGGGAAGTGTGGCGGCCGGCGTCCACAGCGCGAACATCCTGATTTCTGGCTGGTTCATACGAAAAATCAATCGTGACCCGGTTGAGTACCCACTTGCCTACCCAGTTGGCGCGCAGGCGAAATAAAAGCCGGGAATCCTCCCAGCTGACCGTAAATAGATGCGAACCCGCTATGCGAGAATCGACGACCTATAGTTCCCTAACCCGTACACCATGGGCCGCATGACCATCGAGCCGATTAGTGCTGGGATCGCCTCGTCGGCGCATGCGTGCGCGACCTTCCTGTCCGCGGTTGCTTCGCAGAGGACCATGGTCATGGTCCCGACCCGGCGCGTGATGACGTGTGACATGTCGGGCATGAACTGCGGCGCGCAATCGAATGTGGCCCACACCACCGCATGCGGGCCCCGTTTCGCGCGTGCCGTTGACGCGGGTTGCCGCGTCAACGGCTTCCGCGTTGCGCGGACAGGGGTGAAGACGCGGGGAATCGTCATGCGGCCGCCCTTGCTGCCGCAGCGATCCTCGCAGCCATCTCTGCGCACTGTTTCGGGTATGCCAGCCGCAGGAATTGCATACGTGGCTTGGGAATGCCGTTTCGACGCCACTGCGATACAGCGCCGGGGTCGATCTCGAAGAGATCGGCTACAAACGTAGTGCCGCCGAGCTCGTCGATGAGCCAGCACGCATGAGGGTCGCGGGTATCGGGTTCCATGAGATCGAATTTAAGCGGACTCAAATTCAAAAGTCAAGTCCACTCAATCACGAGTGTTTAAGCTGCCTTAAATGAAAACACCCCCTACCTTCCTAGACCGGCTGCACCACGCGATCTCCATTCGCGAAGGCGAGATCGGGCATCGCATCCTGAAGAAGGATCTCGCGAGCGCCGCGAAAGTGTCATCGTCAGCTGTCACGCTATGGTTTAAGGGCAGCACCGAGCACCTGAAAGCAGAGTCGCTGTTCGGCTTGGCGGCCTACCTCAAAGTCCGCCCGGAATGGTTGCGCGACAAGAAGGGGCCGATGCGCGACGGAGAGATGGCAGCAGAGGCCACTGCCGAGCTTGAACCGCCCGTTTCGGGGGCGGCACAAGCCGCCATCGACGCAATCCGCGAAGCGGATGCCGCCGGCTTGCCGGCCGACGTTTTCACGGCGATCCGAACGCTGCTTAGGTCAATTCCGAAGGGTGACGACGATGGTCACGAGCCGCATCTGCAGGCTTGACTAGCCAATGGTCCTTCCGACATCTGGATCGGCTCAAGCGCCGCGTCGTAGGCAAGCATTCGGTTTCCCGCGGTCAATCTCCGCCGATTTTTCGTCAACGTGACGCCCGCAGCCCCTAGAAGCGTCACTCTCCATTCTGTTGTCGAATGAGCTGCCTCGACGAGGACGATGCGCCCAACCAGCGCTTGATTCCAAGCGTATTTGATCCGCGCTAGATCGCCTGGCTTGCACCTCAACGACTGCCGCCTTTCACTGCCCCGATCCATCTCACCTCCCAGTCACTCCGGCCCGATTACTGTATGTTTGTACAGTATCTTGCCAAGATTCGGGATGCGTTTCAAGAACCTCCGACGCGATCCTCAGCAATTGATTCGTGCGGAAACGGAGAAAGCAGCCCGTAAAATTAAGTTTACTCAATTTCTCTTGACGCGTGAATTTGAGTTTGCTTAAATTTAGTCCAGCGCGCTGCCTTGCACCGCGCCACCGCCAAGGCGGATCGCTCTCTAACAACCGAAGGTGTGACCGGGACCGCTTCGGCGGAGGAACCGGCCGGGGTGATCTGCCCCGCGAGTCAGGACGGCCGTCGCGGAAAGCCGCGGCGGTGTGCAAGATCCGAGTGAACCTGACGCAAGACAGCCAGCAACACGTGACCGATGGCGTCGTAATCGGCACAACCCTCACGCGGCCCGGAGCCGGCCGACCGGGAGTAGTCGGGCGCGTGAGCGAGCAGTTCTCACCGGTGGCGGTTCGTCATCTCGAGGCGTCACCGGCGAGCGCTGCAGCGTTCGCAGATGCTCCCCACCGAAGACCAACCAGGAGCACTTCATGGCATTCAGCTTCAACCTCGGCGATCGCGTTGCAATCGCCGCCAGCGGCGAAACCGGCAAGATCATCGGGCGGCCCGACTACGCGGAATCGGCCAAGAGCTACTTCGTTCGCTACAAGGCGGCAGACCGCCGTGCGGTCGAAGCGTGGTGGAGCGAGGGCGCGCTGGACTGGCTCACGCGCACCTCGCGCAACAGCGATGAGTAACGCCCGCGCCCGCTCCGCGGGCCACTCAGACGGGACGCCTGGAAGTCGTCGAGGCGACTCTAAATAGCCCGTACACGCTCACATCGTTAGCTGTATCAGGCGTCCCCTCTGAGTGAGGTATCACCGTCACAATCCAAGACAGAAATTTGATTAGTTTTCCTACTTAACAGAGGTCGATATGACCACCACCAACGAGAGCAGCACCGACAACCGCTTCTACCGCGAGACGACCACGCGGCCGGCCGACGGCGGCCCGGCGTTTCCGAGCGGCCTCACCGCTAAAGAAGTGAAGTTCGCCAATGGCCGTGTCGAAGGCGCCTACGTTTCGGAGTTCGCGTCGTCTGCAACGGGCCTTTCCCTGCGCGACTACTTCGCGGCGAAGGTTCTGCAAGGCCTGATGGCCAACGAGCAATTCCCGCCGCCGCGCCCGATCGAACAGGCACGCACCCGAGAAGAAATGGCGGACGAGATTGCGGGCGCCGCGTATCGCATGGCCGACGCCATGCTCAAGGCTCGAGGCTGACATGCGCCCGCTCACTCACACCGAAAGCGCGGCGCAGTTCTGGACCGATCGCCAGCACGCGCAGTTCAACGATGCGATGGACGATGACATCGATGCGCTGGCCGAATGCCTCGCGAAGAAGATCCTGCCGCACGAACTGTACGACCTGCTTGATGAGCGTCCGGACGTCGAGCGCGAGCTATTTGATCTGCTCACGAGGGACGATAGCGACGCGAATCTCAAAGCGATCGGCACGCTCCTGTGGAACCAGTTCGCCGTCCTCGTACAGCGCGAAATCGACAACGAAAACGACCGGCTGACGCGTGAGGCGAGAGCGCGCCGCGGCGTCAGACTTCGCGACGAATCATGACAGATCTCGACGAATTCCTCGCGTGCGTTGGCGCCTTCGCGCTCATTGCTGGCGTGCTCGGGCTGATCTGCTGGTCCGGCATGCGAGCTATCAATCGCATTCAGAACGACGAACACCACCGCGGCTGATTGCCCGCTACAGGAGAACGACATGGCAATTTATTCGCCTATGCAGCGCGAGTTAAAGCTTGCAATCAAACACCGGGCAGTAACACTCATCCGTTTCGTGCAAGTTGGACATAGCGTTTGGACGGAGCCGACTAGAACCTATGAGAAGGGAAGAATGACGTTTGAATACCCGGCGCGCATTGATCGATAACCACCCTCGCCCGCTACAGGAGAACGACGTGGAAAAGCAAATGCCGATCAGCGTGCGCGAACAGTACCGCGATAAGCGCGGAGTCCTTTGGCGCGTGTTCGAGAAGTTTCCGGGCGGTCGCGCGTTGCTGGTGCAAGTCGAACGCCCCGGCGTCTCCGTCGAAATGCGTTATTGCGACATCCGCCGCAACTTCACGCTCGCCTAACCAACGCCGCCCGCTACAGGAGAACGACATGAAACCCGCCATCGACATCGAAACCCTCACGAAAGACGAGCGCAGCATGATGCTCTACGCAGAAAGCTGCTGCGTCGACTACAGCGGCTTGCTCGAAGCCTGCCGCATGAATAACGAAGACATGGCCGCGTTGCGACGCTTCCAAGAAGCAGGCTTGCTCACCTTCGGTCGAGTTCCCGCCAATCTGCTCGGGCAACTCGCGAGCTACGGCCGCAAGCCGACGCATTGGGTGACGCTTAGCGAATCCGGCTGGAACTTCGCATGGACGCTTCGTCTGCGCCGATCCAAGCAGGTTAGTCCGTCGCGCAAGGCAGTCGATGAAGTGCTGGCCGAGCGGGCAGCAGCCTAACACCCTCGCCCGCTACTGCGGGCACTCCTCTCAACGCCGCGCATGGCCCTCGGATTGCGCGGCGTTTCTTTGGCGGCGGCCAGCACGGCGCCTCCCTTTTTCGAATTCGAAGGTGACGCATGAGCGCACTCAAATCCCCGAACCAGTGCGGCGACATCGCCGAGAAGGTCATCGCCGACTACGTGCGCGCCTGCGGTGCGTATGGCAACCCGGTAGCGATCGCCAAGGTGATCGAGATGCTGATCAGCAAGGCCGCGATCGGAATCGCGATGGTCGGCGCCGAGCCGGTCGCGCAGCAGATCCTCGATCGCACGAAACACAGCGTGAAGCGCTACGCCGAGGTCAACCTGCGGAGCGCCAACTGATGCGCGCCCTTTCCCTTCCCCGGCCGCGCGCCGACAACGCGCTCCTGGCCGTCGCGGCGAGGCGCTCGCCGCTCCGCTACGTGATCGAGGGCGCCGCATGGGCGGGCGCGTGCGGCGTCGGCGTCGGCGCGCTCTGGTACAGCGCGCTGCTGGCGCGTGCAGGGGGCTGGCTATGAAGTCTCTCGCCCACCTCACCAGCCGTCGCGCGAAGTTCGAGGCGTTCCTCGTCGAACGCGGCGCGCAGATCCTGCAGCCGACGAACGAGTGGGAGGTGCTCCGCTTCAAAACCTCGCGCGGCACGTCGATCGTTTACTGCAACGCGCGTGGCGGCGTCACGCCAACCGGCGAAGCCACAGCAGCATGGGATGCGTTCGAGAAATGCAAACCGTGGCGCGCGGCGCCCGCGCCGAAGAAGCGCGTCAAGGGTCGCGAGCGTTTGCTCCCGCTGTATCAAGCGCTGCTGAAGCGCGACGGCGCCGCATGCTTTTACTGCGGCGAGCCGACCGACGAAGCCGACCGGACGCTCGAGCACCTGGTGGCGCGTGCACACGGCGGCCCCGACCACCTCAGCAATATCGTCCTTGCGCACCGCCGGTGCAATGCGAACGCCGGGCACCTCAGCGCGATGGAGAAGATTCGCATGCGAGAACTCGCGAGGCAACCGTGACGCCCTTCGACTACCTCGGCCAATTGCTCGATCGCGCCTACGCGAAGAACAAAGCGCTCGGCTTTCTCCTTGCGCTGCTGATCGTCGTGGTCGCTACCGCCGCCGCCGCGCTGCTCAACCAGGACGGCAAGTCCGACGCACGCGCCATCCCCACATCCACCCGCGAGGCCGCACCGAGCACGCCGCGCGAATCGCAGTCCGGCGCGGCCGCGCCGCGCGCACGCGCGCCGTTCGACGCGTGAGCCACCAACCACCTGGAGCCTTTCATGAAAACCATCGACACCCATCCGGTCTCGTCATCGCAGGTCCACAGCATCGGCTACGACGCCGAAACGGAGACGCTCGCGGTCCGCTTCAAGGATTGCAAGACCGGCGCGCCGACGTCGCTCTACCACTACGCGAACTTCACGCAGGCGAACTACGACGCGCTGCGCACGGCAGACTCGATCGGCTCGCACCTGTACCGGCACATCAAGCCGCATCCGGAGCGCTTCCCCTACGTGCTCGTCGAGTCCGCGCCGGCGCCGGCGCGCGCCGCCGAGCAGGCCGCCGGCGCCGACGTTGAAGGTGCAGCATGAGCGAGCAGGCACTCTGCCAGTGTGGATGTGGTGCTTCCACTCGATTGGCTCCTGTTAATGATCGAACGAAGGGGTGGGTCAAGGGACAGCCGCTGAAGTATCTGAAGGGCCACGGCATCGGCAAAGCGAGCGCCGCAAAGACCGCTGCGGCGATCGGCAATCGAAGTATCAACAAGCGCGGCTACGTCGTCGTTTGCGTCGCGGCGAACGTGCGCAGGTACGAGCACGTGCTCATCGCCGAGCAGGCGCTCGGCAGGCCGCTGAAATTTCTCGGCACCGGTAACCCCCGCACCGAGATCGTCCACCACATCAATGGCGTAAAGAACGACAACCGTCCCGAGAACCTGCTCGTATGCACTCACGAGTATCACGTCGCTCTCCATCACCGCCTCGCGAATTCTCCAGCGTGGCCGGAATTCGCACCAGTTTCTCGTCCCGGATTTGGAGCAGAACGATGACTACCCAGTCTGTCTTTCGCGTGCGCGCTTCGGCCTGGTCTTCTCTTTTCGAGTGCGCGTATAGGTTTGAAGCCATCCACCTGCTCGGCATGCGTAACGTCGTCGGCCTGCGCGCGGCGCTCGGGACCGCCATCCACGCCGGCACGGCCGCCTACGACCAGAGCGTGCTCGACGGCGCCGGTCTGACCGCCGACGACGCGGCCGGCGCCTTCATCGACAAGCTGCACGACCCGTCGAACGAGTACAACCCGGCCAGCGACGACCTCACGCTGCGCGAGGCCGAGCGAATCGGTATCGCGCTCACGACGAAGTATTGCCTCGAAGTCGCGCCGCGCTACGACTTCGTCGCCGTCGAGATGGAGACGAAGCCGCTTGACATCGACTGCGGCGGCGGGATCGTGATCCGCCTCACCGGCACGATGGACCGGGCGCGCGTGCGGCGCACCGCGCTCGGCCCGGGCATCGCCGATCTGAAGAGCGGCGCGCGCGCCGTGGCCGACGGCGTCGCGGTCACGAAGGGCCACGGCCCGCAGATCGGCGCCTACGAGATGCTGTACGAGCACACCACTGGCGAGCTGATCGCGGACACGGCCGAGATCATCGGCCTGAAAACGAAAGGCACGCCCGAGATCGCCACCGCGCCCGTCAAGAACGGGAAGCGCGCAATGCTCGGCGGCGACGGCGAGCCCGGCCTGATCGAGTTCGCAGCGGACATGTTCCGGTCCGGCCGCTTCTTTCCCAATCCGAAATCACTGCTGTGCGACGCGAAATTCTGTCCGCGGCACGGCACTTGTCGCTTTCACGAATAACCCCGAGACCACCATGACCCAGACCACTACCCTCGAAGCCGTTCGCTCGCCCGCCGCGCGCGAGGCGGCACTTCCCGCTGTCGCCCCGGGCTTCGGCTCTCTCCAGTCCTTCGAGCTGATGCAGCGCGCGGCCAACCTGCTGGCATCGTCGACGCTAGTGCCCGCCGCGTACCGCAAGGTGATCGAGAAGCTCGATCGCTACGGCAACGTGAAGGAATCGCGGGATAACCCCAACGCGCTTGCGAACGCAGTCGTCGCGCTGAACATGGCGCAGCGCATGGGCGCCGACCCGCTGATGGTGATGCAGAACCTGTACATCGTCGAGGGCCGGCCGTCCTGGTCGTCGCAGTGGATCATCGCTGCGGTGAACGGCTGCGGCCGCTTCTCGCCGCTGCGCTTCGACATCAAGGTGATCGGCAAGCGCGAGGTCGACTACACCGAGACGTACTGGGAGAACAATCAGCGCCAGCAGCGCACGCGCAAGGTGCCGATCGTCGACAAGGTCTGCGTCGCCTGGGCCGTCGAGAAGGAGACCGGCGATCGGCTCGAATCGCCGCCGGTATCGATCGAGATGGCCGTGAAGGAAGGCTGGTACACGAAGAACGGCAGCAAGTGGCAGACGATGGACGAGGTGATGCTGCGGTACCGCACCGCGTCGTTCTTCGGCAAGCTCTACGCTCCCGAGCTGCTGATGGGCCTGACGAGTGTCGAGGAAGTCGCGGACATCGTCGACGTCCACGACGACGGCAGCGTGTCGGTGAGCCGCACGACGGTCGACGAACTGCGCGGCGGTCGCGCCCAACCGGCCGATGAGGTGCCGCACGCGACGTCCGCCGCGCAGACGCACGAGCAGCACGACGAGGATTCGCCGGCCGACGATGGCCAGGCCGAAGATCCCCCGCACGAGGACGCACCGGCCGCTGGCGACGATGCCGGCGCCCAACAAGGCGGCTTCGACTTCGACGTCGAGGGCCTGGTGCGCGGTATCCGCGAGGACATCGAAGATGCGAAGACGGCCGAAGAACTCGATCTCGCGCGCAGCATGATCCGCGACGTCCCGGACGAAGCCGCCAAGGCTGACCTGAACGCGCGCGCCGCCGCGCGCATGCGCGCCATCACCGCCGCCGCCGAGCAGGCGGCCGCCAAGCCCGCGGCCGCCACCCGCCGCCCGCGCGGCCCGATCAGCGCCGACTAACCAGCATCCACCGACCACACCGCCATGAGCGAAAACGTACTCAACATGACCGCTGCGACGATCGGCAAGGATCTGTTGTCGGCCGTCGTCACCGAACTGAAGCTGCTGCCCGACGTGTGGGTGAAGCTGTCCGAGAACAAGCAGAACGACGTGATCGACCGCCTGCGCGCCTGCGTCGAGCACAACGTGAAGATGGCCACGCACCTGATCGCGAGCGATGGCCGGGTCACCGTGCAGGGTGACCTGGAGCAGCTCACCATCAAGGACGGCGTCAAGGCCACGGTGAAATTCAGCAGCGCGGCGCCGAACCTCCACGACCTCTACGACGCCCAGGGCAAGGCTGTGCTGCTGGTCGTCGCCAACCCCGCCGAGCACACCGGTGGCATGGACGAGGTCCGCGGCGAAGCCGACCAACGCAGCATGGATCTCGGCCGCGAATACACGGACGACGACGGCGACGGCATGGACGGGCCGCCGGACGATGTCGTCGACGCCGAGTTCCGCGAGGTGCCGCAGCTCGGCGACGGCCCGACGCAGGCGCAGCTCGACGAGCAGACCGAGGCCGGCCGCGACGCGGCCGCGGCCGGCAAGCCCGAAAGCGAGTGCCCGATGATGCGCGGCGAGCTCTGCATCGCATGGGTGAAGGGCTGGAAGGCATGGCACGAGGAACAGTCAGCGAGCGAGCCGCTCTACGCTGAGGCTGTGGCCTTCGTGATCGCCGGCCAGCGCGCGTCGATCAGCGCACTGCAGCGACACTTGCGCATCGGGCACAACCGCGCCGCGCGGATCATGGAGATGCTGTCTCAGAACGGCGTCGTCAGCCAACCCGACGAGAAGGGCAACTACAAGGTGCTCAAGCCGCGTGACGGCGAGGAGGCAGCGTGAAAATCACCGGGATCTATGCCCAAAACGTCCTGGGCGTTCGCTCGGCCGACATCCGGCTCGGCCAGCCCATCGCGCTCTTCGCCGGTCCCAACGGAGCCGGCAAGAGCAGCCTGCAGGAAGCCGTGCGCATGGCGCTGACCGGCGACACGGTGCGCGTTTCGCTGAAGAAGGAGTACGGCGCGCTCGTGACCGAGGGCGCCCAGTCTGGTCAGATCGTGGTCGAGTGCGGGCCGCACGCAAACAGCATGGCGCTGCCGAAGGGCAAGCCGAAGCGCGAGATCCCAGACGATCCGCGCCTGCCGCTGGTGCTCGACGCGCAGCGCTTCGCCCAGTTCGGTGCTGCCGAGCGGCGCGCGTTTCTCTACGATCTCATGGGCGTCAAGATTGGTGCCGATCAGATGCGCGCGCGCCTGCTTGCGAAGCTCGGCCTGCGCGCCGACGCGGTGCCGGCGCCGACCGCAGCGCGGCTCGCGCCGATCACGCCCATGCTGCGCGCCGGCTTCGAGGCCGCGCACAAGGAAGCCGCCGACCGCGCACTCGCCGCGAAGCAAGCCTGGCGAGTCGAGACGGGCGAGACCTACGGCAGTCAGAAAGCGCTCACCTGGCGTCCGGCCCCGGTCGAGTTCGACGAAGCCGCGCTGCGCCAGCTCGTCGCCGACCGGACCGCGATCGATGACCAGATCGGCGACCTGCAGCAGCAGATCGGTGCGGCCGATGCGGCCGACGCGATGGCGCGCTCGCGTGCGGCGAAGATCGCCGACCTGCGCACGCGCGCGGCCGGCTACGCGAAAGCCGTCGAATTGCAGCAGCTGGCCGACCAGCAGCTCGCAGAGTTCGAGCCGCAGGTGGAGGCGCTGCGCGCGCGCGCCGGCGTGGCGCCGGCCGGTACCGAATGCGCATGCCCTGACTGCGGCGCCCTGCTCCGGTATCTGAACGGCGTGCTGACTGCGGCCGCAGAGGCCGGCCAGCGCGACGACGACGCGTTCGCGAAGCTGCCCGAGTACGAGAAGTCGCTCACAACGCTGCGCAACGCGGCGGCGAACCGAAAGCGCGACGCGGACGCGGCGGACAGCGCGGCCGAGCAGCTGCGTGCGCTCGAGGATGAGGCCGAGGACGGCGGCGCGGCCAGCGCGCGCGAGAGCGGCGATGCCGCGCGCGTCGAGTTGGATGGGCTCCTGAAGCGGCGCAAACAACTCGACGTCGACATCTCGACCGCGCGGGAGATCGAGCGGCGCGCCGCCGGCGCCGCCGACCAGGCGAAGCGCGCCGCCGCGCTGCACGAGGACGTTGCCGCATACGAGGCGATCGCCGAC